CTGCTTTTTATGACATTGGCCGTGGAGAATGGACACCAGACAAAGGCCTACCACATTATCTACAAAGAACTACTGATACATACATTGAACGTTTTTCACACATGGCTCAAATGGAAAATGAGATGGTTGTATTCTCTACACCAGACATTATTGAGAAACTGAAACCTTTGCGTGGCGACAGACCAACAAAATTTGTTTCGTTTGATATTTTTAGTAAGTATGCAGACTTGATTAAAGATGTTAATAACATTCAGAAAACTGATGCATTTCAAAATTTAATTATTCCAGAACAGCGAGCAAATCCAGAATATTGGAATGCACATTATGTGGTTGTTAACTTTCTCAAATCTATATTTGTCAATTTAGCAATCAAAAACAACATGGTTAGTAATGAATTAGTTTCTTGGTTGGATTTTGGTTATTGCCGCACGGCAGAGAAAGTACCTACAAGCAAGAAGTGGTCTTATGATTTTGATGTTAATAAGATGCATCTATTCAATTATAAAGAATATGATGACAAACCTATACATGAAATCATTGCAACAAACGATGTTTACATTCTTGGTGCAAAGATTGTTGGTGGTGTAACAGCATGGCCTAAATTCGAATCTGCGATGAAAGAATGTTTGATTGAATTGGGTACGAATGGTTTGATTGATGATGACCAAACACTTATGTTAATGTCATCAATCAAATATCCGGAATTATTTGAACTACATAAGATTCCAGACCACCAACTCGGACTTGATCCGTTTGTTATTTTTAGTGACTTTAATAAAGAGGTATGATATGAGTGATATAATTAAATTTAATACTGCAACACAAGCATTTGGTGTTGAGCGTGGAGTAACCAAGTGTTCGGGTTATGGACTTGGTGAATTGACCAAAGGCATGAAAAAAGGTTTAGAGATTGGTTGTTCTGAGGCACACACCTCAAAGTTTCTATTGGACACCAATCCAGAATTGACCTTATATTCAATTGATCCTTATGTTGCATACACGGACTGGAACGGTAATGTATTGAATGACCGAGAAGAATTCTTTCAACGGGTGACTAAAGAGATGGCGGTATATGGCCAACGATTTGTTTTGTTTAGAGATTTTTCGGACAATGTTGTTGACCGGTTCAACGATGGAGAATTTGATTTCATCTTCATTGATGGATTACACACCTACGAACAATTAACAAAAGATTGTCATAACTACTATCCTAAAGTCAAAAAAGGTGGTATATTCTCTGGCCATGACTATCAAACTATTCCTGGTGTCAATAAAGCCGTTGGCGAATTCGCACCAACTAAAACCGGCAAAGTTCTTACAACTGAATGTGATGTTTGGTACTGGTACAAATGAAATCAATTTTTATCATAACATCTTGTTTGATACCTGCAATTGGTGTCTTTAGTCCAGAAGAACGTCTGAAACAAACACTAGAGACTGTTGATTCTATTAGAAATAAATCTCCAGATTCATTCATCGTACTTTCCGATGTATCAATACAATCATTGACAGACCAGTATTCAGAACTTGTTTCTAAGGTTGACTTATTCTTAAATTTGAATCAAGTTGATTTTTTACTACACTTTACCAAAAACGGAATGAAAAGCCAAGGTGAATGTGCGATGATGCATGTTGTATTAGACTATCTAAAACAGAATTCGGAATTATTAGAAGGTGTTGACCGTATATTTAAAATAACTGGTCGTCTACAACTTGATGATGGTTTTGATATTAATCACTATGATGGGTTGAATGGTAAATACGTATTCAAGGAACGCATACCAACATGGATGAGTGAACCCATTCACGGAGCAACTCATGTTTTCGATACTCGCCTTTGGTCTATGTGTACGTCTTTGATTGATACTCATAAACAAGCCTTAGAAAAAGTGTTCCCTCTATTAGGTCCAATAGACTTGGAACACGCATATTTTGCCGTTTTAGATAAAGAAAAAGTAGTAGAATTTGATAGAGTGTATTGCAGGGGCCAAGTGGCCTCAACGGGTGAGTGGAAATTTGATTGATATAGAGTACTATATATCTAAGCCAAGATTTGACAGATTTGTGAATCTGTGGTATAATCCATTATAAATAACCCTACAGACAACCAAAGTGTGTTGTAATTCAATAGGTAGACAATGTTATCATTCAAAACTTTTTTAACAGAGCAAGAGGATCCTGAAGAAGGCGCCAGCCGTCAGATTAAACATTTGACGCATGTGGAAGACCGTCCTCTACAAAATGGTGAAAAAGGTGCGGCACATGCCATCAAATCATTGTCAGCTGCAGCAGAACACATTAAGGCTGGTAATAAATCATCCGAACTAACCACAAAATATGATGGTTCACCAGCACTTGTTTATGGTCATCATCCAAAGACTGGTAAATTCTTTGTTGCATCAAAGTCCGCTTTCAATAAGACACCAAAGATTAACTACACACCAAAAGATGTAGATATGAATCATGGTCACGCACCTGGTCTGGCCGCAAAGTTAAAAGATGCACTAACGCATTTACCCAAGATTGCACCTAAAAAAGGTGTATATCAAGGTGATATGATGTTTGGTACAGACAAGGAAGATAAGAAAACTGAAAAGGGTGGTGGTACATCGTTTCATCCTAATCCTTCTGGCCTAACATATACTGCACACGGAACACACGAAGGTGGAGTTAAGAAGGCAAAAATTGGTGTTGTAACACACTTATCGTACCAAGGCAAAGATGCTGCAAGTCTAAATGCATCACATGAAGTTGACCACGAAAACTTCAATAAACACTCTGATGTATTCTCTGTTGATCCAAGAATGGACACATCAAAGGTGCATTTCAGTCCAGAAGAACAAAAGAAATTCACTAAACATATTACTGCAGCTCAAGCAGTACATGATACACATGGCGGTGACATGTATGCTGGTACTAGTGAACACCATGGTGTTGGTGGTTCATTAGAAACTTATATTAATCACACTGTACGTACAGGTGAAGAATCTAACCATAAAAACTTTAAGTCTTGGCTGGAAACAAACAAAAATAAAGCAATCGACAAACTTAAAGTCGAAAAGAACAAGAAGGTCAAACAATCAGCTTTAAAAGATGAATTGGGTAAAGTTGAACGTAATAAAAAACATTACAACAATCTTTTCAAAATGCATGGTGAGTTACAGAAGGCTAAAGATACACTTATTGGTGTTATGAATCAACACCAAGAATTTCAACACACACACGGCGGAGAATCTGCGAATCCTGAAGGATATGTTTTTCATCACGGTAAAGAATCTGATAAGTTAGTTAACCGTGCGGAATTCTCTCGTAGAAATTTTGCTGGAATAAGAAACATATGAAAAAGTTTTTAGAAAAGTTACAAGAAGATGCACAGACCCACACACCTGTGGTGATGGCGTTTGGTCGAATGAATCCTCCAACTATTGGCCACGCTAAAGTGGTTGATAGAGTGAAACAACTTGCAAAAGACTACAAAGCACCACACCACATTATTGTGTCACATTCTATGGACACAAAGAAGAATCCATTAGACATTGCAAGTAAAATCAAACACGCAAAGAGATTCTTCCCTGACACAAACATTACCGGTTCAAGTAAAGAGAAACCAACATTTTTACAACATGCAGCTGCACTACATCAAGCAGGCCATGACCACTTGATAATGGTTGCAGGTTCAGACCGTATTCCAGAATATGAACAAAAATTAAATCAGTATAACGGAGAAGGTCCAGGTAAACTATTCAACTTTAAAAAGATAGAAGTTAAATCTGCTGGTCAACGTGACCCCGATGCAGAAGGTGCAGAAGGTATGTCTGCTTCCAAGATGCGTGACCATGCAAAGAGTGGTGATTTCAATTCGTTCAGACAAGGTGTTCCTGCACATGTTCCAGACAATCATGCTAGAGCATTGTTTCGTGATGTTCGTAAAGGTATGGGATTGAATGAAGAATTCAATCGTGGACTATTTAAAGCAATCTTTGTGACTGGTGGACCAGGTTCAGGTAAAGACATTATTATACGTGAAGCAATTGCTGAAAATAAAGCAGTAGAATTGAATTCAGTGCAAGCATTTGACTTATTGATGGACAAACAAAAACTGTCCGAAAAAACAACCGACTATCGTAGAGAAGCTATTCGTAACCGTGGTCCACTAATTATTAATGGACCTGCTGATGACCACACTAGAATAATTACTATTAGAGAAGAACTAGAAGAATTTGGTTATGAAACTGTTATGGTATTTGTTGATACAACCAATGAAGCCAGTAAAGAACGTAATGAGAAGTTGACCAAGTCAATTTCAGAATCAATTAGATATGATAAGTGGCAATTAGCACAAACTTCAAAAGAAGCATATCGTCAGAATTTTTCCAATTTTATAGATTTCAATAATAGTTCAACCTTCGAAGAAATTCAAGAAGACATTACTGACACTTACGGAAAAATAAATAGGTTCATCGAGGACAAAAATTACAATGAAATTGCGTTCTCTTGGTTGGAAAGTCGTGGTAAAATTAGTATCACATCATTATTTAAGGAAAATGAAAATGTTAAGAAAAATTCTAGATTTTTTGAAAGTTACAAAACCAAGCGCACCAGTGGAAGTCCAACTCTCAACACCGGTACCGGTCCAAGAGCCGAAGGTCCAGGAAGTGAACTCCCAGATAATCGTGCAGGAGACATTAACGCCGACAACATCAAGTGGGATGGAAACAAAAAGCGAGGAAGTTACACCTTCAAAACCTACAGTGAAGAAGGCCCCAGCCTCAAAGTCAGTCCAATCCCCAAAGAAGACAACTTCTCCAAGGACAAAGAAAAAGTAAAACGTAATCGTTTCAGAGATTCACCAACTGTTAATCAACGTATGAGAAACATAACAACAGTTGGTCCAGAATTTGATACACGCCAACAGGGAACAGTATACCCTATGTCTGGTCTAGGCGATGTAACATATAGAGAACATGTAGATTTCAAAAACTTTAGAGAGTCGCATAATGATCCTGCCGATTCTGAAATGGGTGTTTACGGTGTATTGGGCGGTGCAACAAATAAAGAACCAATGGAAAATCCAAGAGATAAATTTGGTTCAAGTTCAATAAAGAAGAAAAAGAAATGAAAAAATTTACAGAGTTTGTAAGAGAATCTACACCAGAAACATCACATTATGATGCTCAAGAAATCAAACGCCAAAAGGCTCACTTGATGTACAAAGCAAAAGAGTATGGTGACCAAGCACAAAAAGAAAAACAGTTCGGCCACGGCGGAGCAGCAGAAGCTAAAGGTGAGACTATGGTTGCAGCTGCAAAAAACATTAAAGGAGATTAATATGATAAACTTAAGAAAAAACGATGCACTTGCTGATGCGGTAAAAGAAATTTTACAACAAGAGGCACTAAAAGGCAATCAACATTTAATTGATAAAAACAAGAACAATAAAGTTGATGCACATGATTTCAAAATTCTTCGTGGCGAAAAGAAAACCGTCAAAGAAGAAGAAACCGTTGAAGAAGGTCTTAAAGATATTGCCAAGAAAGCTTTCAAAGCTTTGACTGGTGGTTCAGATGAAGACCAACTTAAAGCACTACAGAAAAGAGCTGGTGCACCAGTTACTGGTAAAAAACCAGAACCAAAAAAAGAAGAAGTTGAAGTTTCAACACAGAAAACATTGAAGCAATTCAAAGAAAATGCATTTGACTGGAAAAAGAAACCAGAACCACAACCAAACGGCGGTTCAGGTGTCAAACAAGGTTCTCGTTACGGTGGTTCTAAACAAAAAGATAAACCAGAACAGGAAACAGACGAAAAAAAGTAAATGAGGCAAAGGGACCAACCAGTCAAGAAGACGGACCTTTTGTCTCTAGTATTAATGATACACACGATTTAAAACCACTGAACCATGCAAGGTACTTGGCCAAAAAATCTTTAAATAGAGTTCAAAAAGAAATGATGAACAAATAAGGCACAATAATGAGCAAAGCACAAACATTAAAATCTATAGTTAAAAGGGGGGGTGCAGAAAAGCCTTCTTTTGGAACTAATCCTTGGGATCCATGGTCCGCAAAAGCTAATATTGCGGAAGATGCTGCTTTGGATCAATATTTGACTTCTAGAGGTATCAATCCAAAACATGTTTCTAAAGACCAAAAGGTTGCACATTCCAAGATGGGACAATTCATCAAATGGAAAAGAGACCACATGTCAGAAGCTGTAGATAGAAAAGATACAATTATCTTTGATATACCTTTGTTGATTCGTGTATTAGAGTTTGCTCGTGAAGAATTAAAATCGGATGTACTTCTACATAAAATGGTAGAAAGACTGATTTCAATTCGTGGCAAGGGAACTTTGACCATGAATCAGTATGGTAAAATTATTAAAGAAGAAGCTGAATCTTTAGGTGAATCTTTTCCTGAATATGGTGAAAGAGCCAATAAACTTTTAAAAAGAAGTCATGAACTGTATGATAAATCTCGTTCAGAACCAGACGTTTCAAAGAAAAAAGAAATGGCTTCTAAGTCAACAAGAGCTCATGGTATTTTCATGAAAGCCAAAGAAAAACACTTGAGTCGTCATCCTGAAGATGCAGAATCTTTACGAAACAAAACAATGTCTGGCGCAAGCAAAGATTATACAAGTGGCAAAAGATGGACTGGTGATTCTGTTGAACACTCAGATGATACGAATGTCATTTCTGAAATCAGTTCAGAAACATTGCAAAGTTATAAAGATAAAGCGATGAAGTCTTCTGATGATTTGGCTTCAAAAGGCCAATATAAAAAATCGAACGACCGTCTGTTGAATCACATGAAGGCCACAGGCAAACAAATTGACAAGACAACTGCTTCGATTAAAAAATCTTTAAATAAAGAAAATACACAAGACCCGATGGCCGCATCATCAATGCCTAATGACGGTGCAAATAGTCCCGATGATGTTGAACAACCAAAGAATAAAAAGTTGATTCAAATGTCTAAGTCTGCTCGAATCATTAAATCCATCTATAAAAGGAAGGGAATGAAAGAGGAAATTTATGACCATGAAAAGGAAGACAAGTCTGTTGCAACTTATGGTAAAAAACCAAAAATGCAAAGTGTAAGTACTGATTTAGAAGAACCACAGGCCGCAGCGGTATTAACAGGCGGTACCACCTTGACTGGTGAAAAGAGAGATACCATCGAAATCGACCCTATGTTGAAGATGCGTAAACCAGTTTCTGGAAAAAGATAAATAGTAAATATAACCCACGGTTAAAAGGAGAATAACATGTCATCTTGGGGAAATAACGATAACGCAGCTAATGCACCATATTGGGCTGTTGAGACAGTACAAACAACAAATGCGCCAGTTGCATCCGCACCAACAGCAGCAAACGTTGCACTGTTATATGGTAATACACAATTCCAGGCATATACACAAGGTATGACTGTTGGATTGTTCATGGTAGATGCTACAGAGACCACTGCTGGTGGTGATAATGTAGTGGATATCTCATTGTCAAATCAAGGTGCTGGATATGTTGAAGCACCTGGTGTTTCTATTGTAGCTAGTGCTGGTGCATATAGTGCAACTGCAACCGCTACTATTGCTGCTGGCCTGGTGAGTAATATTACAGTTGCAAACACAGGTGTTGGTTACACATCAACTCCAGCAGTTACAATTCAAGTTCCAGTATTAACTGTTCCAACAGCTTCAGTAATTGCTGCTAATAACGTAGTAATGTATACTGCTCACGGTCAAGCAAATAGTGCTGCTCTTGTTTTCAATTGGGGTGGTACTGCTAACATTGCTGGTTTAACAAATGCAAACACATATTATGTTGTACCCGTTGATGCAAACCGTTTCTCATTGGCAACAACTGCTGCAAATGCTGCAAACAACGTTGTTATTGATATCACATCTACCGGTGAAACAGGACAATTCTTTACGATTGTTGATGGTGTACGTGCAACAGCAATTGCAAGTCGTGGTTTAAGTCAAAGTGTTAGTGGTGCAGAACACGCAACACACATTGGTTGGAACATAAAAACAGTTGGTTCCGGTGGCCGTGCAGGTCGTGTTCAATACGAAACGTTAGTTGCCATTTCCGAAGTTATAGGTGATGGTTCAGACGATATTTCTTTACCTGACGCTTAATAAAAGGGGCTTCGGCCCCTCTATAATATGTTCGATGAATTGAATGAAGATAATTTTATGATGTATGCTGCAAAATGCTATACATCACCACATTGCATTATGTCGGAATTTGAGGGAGATATTAAAAGAACAAAATACCTGAAAAGGTTATTTCGTAGATATAAGGTCACAAAATCCCTCAAAGAACGATTAATTATAAACCATATCATTTTATTGAATAATGTTTTTGGTCCAGAAGCAACGGCAAGAATATTGTTCTATAAGACTGATGAACGTGATTATGATATTCTAAAGACTTTTTTAGATTATCTAGATATCATGCCTGATTTTGTTTATGGTATTAATGGAAAAACTATATCATCATCCGATTTACCACTAGATATGAATGTCGCAGAGATATTAAGAAACATATGAAAAAATTTCAAGAATTTATTAACGAAGTAAAAGAACCAACTCCAGAAGAAGTTGTTAAGGAAGGTCATGGTCCTTGGGGCAAAATGACACAAGATAAATTGGATAAGATTGCAAAAGCCAAAAAACGTGAAGAAAAAGAAAAAGGTGTTCTGAGAAAACCTGGATCAACGTTACGAAAAGATACAACTAATTATGTTGCTAAAGTAAATAAACTTTCTGAGGAAGAACTAGAAGAAAACCATATTGCTATCGCCATGGGTAAAGAAATGGATGATGAAGGTAGTATGATTATGAATCAACTGGATCACATGGAACGTTCCATCAACATGATGCGTGGTGTCGTTAAGGATCCAAATATGCAGATACCTGCTTGGGTTCAATCTAAAGTAACATTAGCTGCAGACTATATTGAAACAGCTGCTGGTTATATGTCCAGTAAAAATGAAGAAGTTGACTTAGAAGAAACTGCTGCATGGCAACGCAAAGAAGGCAAAAGAGAATCTGGTGGTTTGAATCAAAAAGGTGTTGATTCTTATCGTAGAGAGAATCCAGGTTCCAAACTAAAAACAGCTGTGACAACAGAACCATCAAAATTAAAAGCAGGTTCAACTGCAGCGAATCGCCGCAAATCATTCTGTGCTAGAATGTCTGGTATGAAGAAAAGATTAACTTCAGCGGCAACTGCTAAAGATCCAGATTCTCGCATCAACAAATCCTTACGTAAATGGAATTGCTAATGAAAACATTTCAAGAATATATTACAGAAAAAGATAGATGCTGGACTGGATACAAACCTGTTCGAGGTAAAAAAGCATTCTCTCCAGGAAGTTGTGAGAAGGTGTCTGAAAATATTAACCATACTTATAGTGAAAATGAAAAACAACACCATACACATGTTGCAAATCAAGATTTAGATTTTGGTAATGGGCATGTTGTTAAAAAAGGTTCCACATTAAGAAAAGTTGATGGTTCTAGTAAAATGTATGTGCATTTGAAAAATGGTAAACCAGTAACCAAAACACATCCCATATTAAGTTTACCTAAAACTCATGTCACTGCAATAAATGAAGAAGGTATGGCAGCTGCGCCAACCAATACTGTTGGTGGTGGAAACATTGCTGGGTCGGGCGGCGCAGGTGGAGAACCAGGTGTTTCTAAGAAAAGAAATCCAGTAATGTCATTCGTCAAACGCAAACAACCAAATATGTAACATGTGGATATTGCAATGGTTACCTAATTGGATATTCTACGCCGTCTTAATAGCCGGCGTTTTTGGTGTGGCCGCATCATATTTTATTAGATTCTTATCATTCATACCATTCCTTTACGTTTATAAAACACCAATACAATTAGGTTCTATTGCTGCGATTGTGATTGGTACATTCATGGCTGGCGCAATCCACGATAATGAACAGTGGGAAGCAAGAGTGCGAGAGATGGAAGAAAAAGTTGCTGCAGCTGAAGCACAATCAAAGGAAGAAAATATTAAGATTGTTGAGAAAGTGGTAAACAAGGTGCAAATTGTTAAGACCCGTGGTCAAGACATTGTTAAATATGTGGATAGAGAAATTGTAAAGTATGACACAAAATTTGCTCCAGGTGGTGTATGTGAGATACCAAAAGAATTCGTAGAAGCTCACAATAGAGCAGCAGAGGCACCAAAATGAATGAGAGAACAACAGAATATTTAATATGGGCTATCTTTATTGTTGTAATCGTGTTTATGATGGGCTGTTCGACAACTGTTCCAGTTACCGCTAAATTTCCAGAGGTACCTGAGAAATTGAAACAGAAATGTCCTCAATTAGAAAAATTAGTAGATGATCCAAAGTTAACAGACATAAGCAAAACAGTTACAATAAACTATACAACATACTATGAGTGTGCGGTGAAAAATGATGCATGGATTGAATGGTATGAAATACAGAAACGAATATTTGAAGGTGTGAAATGACAGAAGAACAAGAACAAACTAAAGAACGCACTGGTTGGATTATTACATTTTTGGCTGCATTTTTGGCTATCACATCATTACTTGATGGTGGCAATTCATCACAGATTTTAGATAACACGATTGAAGCAAACAATGTTTGGTCTTTCTATCAAGCAAAAAGCATTAAACAGTCATTAGCTGAAATAACATACGATAATGCTGTTCGTAATGGCGACAAAAGAAAAGCCGAAATTATGAAGGTTAAAATAGAACGTTACGAATCAGAACCTTCATCAGGTGAAGGTAAAAAAGAATTGATGGCCAAGGCTCGTGCAATTGAAGCTGAGAGAGCAGTAGCGAAACTAAGAAGTCCTTGGTACACATACTCTAATGCTTTCTATCAAATTGCAATTGTTATATTAGCTGCATCTATGTTGACGTTGAATAAAAAAATGTATTGTATTGGTATCGGTCTTGGTGCTTTTGCAATATTATTAATGTCACAAGGTGCTTTTTTATGGTTACCGATAATATTATAAGGATTGAAAATGGAATTAACAAAAGAACAATTAAAACAATTACTTCCAAAAAACCCATATATTGATAACTGGCATCACGCCTTATCAATTCTATTACCAGATTATGAAATCAATACACCTCAGAGAATGGCTGCTTTCATAGCACAATGCTCACATGAGTCTGGTGGTTTCATGGTTCTTAAAGAAAATCTAAATTATAAAGCAGCATCACTACGTAAACTGTTTGGTAAGTATTTTCCAAATGATGAGATTGCACAGCATTATGCTGCCAAGCCAAACAAACAAGAAGCAATCGCAAACAAAATCTACGCTAGCCGTATGGGTAACGGAGATGAGGCGTCTGGTGATGGATACAAGTTCTGTGGCCGTGGTTTAATTCAATTGACCGGCCGTGACAACTATACTTTCTTTGCAGGCAGTCTCGATATTACAGTAGAAGAAGCATCAGAATATCTACAGACATTTGAAGGCGCAGCACAATCTGCTTGCTGGTTCTGGGAAACAAATAAGTTAAATCAGTGGGCTGACAAAGGTGATATCGTCACATTGACAAAACGTATCAATGGTGGAACGATTGGCCTTGAAGACCGCATCAAACATTATGAACATGCACTTCACGTTTTTGGAGTATAGTATGAAAAAAATATTATTCATACTTGCATTGTTACCTTGTTTGGCATTTGCACAAAAAGCACCACAAGGTGTTACGTATGACGCACAAATATTAAGAGTAACGGATGGCGATACAGTTGTTATCGCCGCACCCTTTCTGCCTGCACCCCTTAAGCCCGAACTTGCGGTACGAGTCTATGGAGTCGATACTCCGGAAAAAGGATTTAGAGGTCAATGCGATAGTGAAAAACAACGTGGTGAAGCCGCTTCCGTTTTCACTAAAGGTCTCATTAACGCCAGCCAACAACGACAAGTCATTCTTTACAGTTGGGATAAATTCGGTGGTCGTGTATTGGGTGATATCATTCTAAACGGTCAAAGTCTCCGGACGCAATTGATTGCCAACGGATTTGCTCGTGAATATTACGGTGAAGCTAAAACTTCTTGGTGTAATTAAGGAAAAAACATGAACGACAAAAAACTATTATATGTAGCAATCGCAATGATTATTTTACCTTTATCATTGGCATTTTTTGGCGGTGATAGATTCCGTTATCCATGTCAAGACCCTGATAATTGGGACAAAGAATTTTGTAAAATGCCAAGATGTGATGTGACAAGAACTTGTCCAGAACATATTTTTAAAGGACAGAGGGATCCAAGATTGGGTCCACCAACAACAAGAGTTGAACCTATGGGCCAAACTCCTGCACCAGCACAATGTACAACACCAACACAAGGAGCGAATTGTGGAAAATAATAATAATTTCATGTATACAGAAGAGCAGTTAATGGCTCGTCTAAAATTCTTTATCGGTATTTGTTTGGCATTAACATTGACAGGTATTGTATTTGTCGTGTTATACTCCATTATCTTTGTAACTCAACCATTAAATGCAATTAGTCCTATTGACCAAAAATTCTTTGAGTTGATTATTCCTATTGCAACATTCTTAACTGGTACTCTATCGGGCATTATGTTAGCCGGTAATGATAAAGACCTTAGAGCAAAGGCACTAGATGCAGCAAATAAACCACCAACCGTTTCAGGACCACCACCAAATGCACCGTCAACTAATGCACCAAGCAACAATGCAACATTTGGCACACCAACGCCAAGTGCAGCAACATTTGCACCAGCAGCACAAGTTGTCACAGGATTTGGAGGCAAACCAGCGCCTGCACCAGCCCCACAACCAGAAATCTAAATAGATGGACTCATTAAAAAGTATGTTATCAGATGGTGTCAATGGCACCATCTCTAGCAAAAGAGTTGTCACACTGTTAGCATTTGTAATGTGTGCATCAGGTTTTATTACTATGCTATATGGTCATCCTATAGATTCTAAAATTTACGATTCAATGATGTACATTGTAATTGCAGGTTTAGGTTTCACAGCATCAGAAAAGTTTACTAAAAAGGACGAAAAATGAAAAATTATATATTTGTAGCAGGACTATGTTTAGCCATATCTTCAACAGCTTTTGCTGCAGCAGAAACAAAAAAAGTTTGTGTTGATGTAAAAGATAAACAAGGTCAAGTTGTTAAAGACAAAGCTGGCAAACCAAAACAAAATTGTAAAGAAATGAAAGTTCACAAGAAACTTGAAGGCACAGAAGTTCCTGTGAAAAAATAATGGCGTATTCCGAAAAGGTCATTGACCATTACGAAAATCCACGAAATGTGGGTAAGTTTGATATAGATGAAAATGTTGGAACAGGCATGGTCGGTGCGCCTGCGTGTGGTGATGTTATGAAGTTACAGATTAGGGTTGAAGATGATATTATTAGAGATGCTTGTTTCAAGACATATGGATGCGGTTCAGCAATCGCAAGTTCATCCTTGGTTACAGAGTGGATCAAAGGTAAAACTTTGGATGAAGCTTCTACTATTAAGAATTCTGATATCGCAGAAGAATTAGCATTACCACCTGTTAAAATACATTGTAGCATACTTGCAGAAGACGCTGTGAAAGCGGCCATTAACAATTATAAAGGTAAACATGTTAACAGTAACTGAAAATGCTATTGAACAAATAAAAGAAATTTTATTGGAAGAAGAAAGTTCGAAATACGTCAGAGCCTTTATCGAAGGCGGTGGATGCTCTGGTTTTAATTATGGTTTCATGATAGAGGATGCTAAGAATGAGGATGATTTTGAAGTGACTGAAAAATTACTTGTTGATTCTGCCAGTATGCAATATTTCTCTGGTGCAACAATAGATTATAAAAAAGATAGACTAACAGGATCACAATTTGTGATTACCAACCCAAATGCCAAATCCACATGTGGATGCGGCAGCAGCTTTAGTGTATAAGAAAGAACTAAATGGCCACTACAGTAGAAAGAATAGGCATCGTTGAAACTAAGGTAGAAAACCTTAATGAAAAAATGGATGACCTAAAAGTTGATGTTAAAGAGATGCATGATTGCCTTGATAAAACACGGGACGCTTTGAGTGAAAAACTGGAAGAAATGTATAATGCATCCTGTACTCAACATACCGAACTAGCAAGGAAGATTGGTGACCTGGAAAAAGTCAGACAAAAGGTAGTATGGATGGCTGCCGGTGCCGTGGCCTTTGCTGGAATACTTTCCGGCCACTTAGAAAAAATACTTGCATTTTTACATTAATTGGTGTATAATCTAGTTTCTTGTAAACTTCACACCATTTTGTTATGTCCGTTTTTATTGATAGAACCTTTCTGCTAAGGGTATCCCCGAAGCTTCAAAAATTCACACAGAAAAAGGATAACCTGTATAACTTCAGGTGTCCTCTCTGTGGCGACTCAAGCAAGAACAAAACCAAAGCTCGTGGTTATGTTTACGAAAAAAAGAACAATTACTTTTATATGTGCCACAATTGTGGTGCATCCACTTCCTTTTATAATTTCCTGGAGAAGGTTGATCCAAACCTAGTTAAAGAATATGCACTTGAACGGTACAAGAATGGTGAACAGGGACGTGACAATTACGTTAAACCAACTTTCGATGAATTCAAACCTGAAACCCCGAAGTTTCGTGTTAAATTCGATATTCCATCGGTCGAATCGTTACCAGAAGAACATTTTGCGAAAGTGTATGTCAAATCCCGCAAAATACCAGAGTCGTTCCATGCACACCTATATTTTGCACAAGACTTTAAAGGCTTTGTTGAGAGCCTGCAAATAGAGAAAGATGGACTCAAAGAAGATGACCCTAGATTGGTAATACCATTCTATGATGAAGATAAAAATCTTGTGGCATTTCAGGGTCGTGCATTAGGTGAATCTAAACTAAGATATATCACAGTAAAGACAGACAAAGATAACCACAAGTTATTCGGGACTGACCGGATCAACACGGAAGACATGATATATGTTGTGGAAGGTCCTATTGACTCTATGTTTCTGGAGAATGCCGTTGCAACTGCGGATTCAAATCTGATGGCTGCTTCCAAGCACTTTGACAAGTCTAAGATTGTCTTGGTGTATGATAATGAACCAAGAAACAAAGAACTACATAATCAGATGGACAAGGCTATCGAGGAACACTACAATGTGGTAATCTGGCCTGAAATGATTGAAGAAAAAGATGTGAATGATATGGTTTTGAATGGCTTCTCACCAGACGAAATTCAAGATATCATAAGTAAACATACCTTTGTAAATCTGAGAGCAAAGATGGAATTTATTAACTGGAAAAAGACTTGAATGGAGATTTGTTATGCAGGTGAAATTGATATCATACACACAGGGAGCAGATGGTAAGAATTTGTTAGAACAGGTTGCTTTTGCAGCCAGAGTTTCAAATCCTGCCAATCAAAATAATACCGAAACATCTGAAAAGTTGGTTCGGTATCTTATCAAAAACCAACATTGGTCACCACTAGAAATGGTGAGTATTTGTTTGGAGATAGACACCACACGGGATATAGCACGCCAGATTTTAAGGCATCGTTCCTTTTCCTTTCAGGAATTTAGTCAACGATATGCGGAGGCGACTCAATTGGGTTTTGAACTAAAAGAAGCAAGGATGCAAGACTTGAAGAATCGTCAAAATTCAGTTGTAGTTGATGCAGATGATGAAGATGCAAGATTACTTGCTATAGAATGGGAACGTGCTCAGAAACGTGTATTGTATGCGGTTGAAAAGGAGTATAAGTGGGCTATTGAGAACGGTATTGCAAAAGAACAAGCGAGAGCAGTATTACCAGAAGGTATGACTGGTTCACGTTTATACATGAACGGAACGCTTCGTTCTTGGGTTCACTATATACAACTCCGTAGCGCAAACGGGACACAGAAAGAACATCAAGATGTTGCATTGGCTTGTGCTGATGTTATTGAGCCAATTTTCCCTATGATTAAGGAGTACACTAATGGACAGTAAGAATGATGTAAGAATTTTTATGGATGCATGTGACCAAAAGTCAACAGACTTTGGACCACAATCAGAACTTTACATGGATTTGATAATCGAAGAATTTAGAGAACTTGTTACTGCTTATGGTAGTAGAAACATTGTGGAAATTGCCGATGCAACTGCTGATTTAAAATGGGTACTTGAAGGACTTGAACACACACTCAAAATTCCACAACAAGAAGTTTGGGACGAAGTTGCTCGTAGCAATTTAGCTAAAATTTCTGAAAACGGAAAAGTAATAAAAAGAGAAGATGGCAAGGTATTAAAACCTGAAGGATGGACGCCACCTAACATTCAAGCAATTATAAGAAAGTAAAAATATGGAATATATGGGTATCAAAATAGACTTGGAAAAAGATAAACTATTTGATGAATTAGGAATTAAAAGATTACAAGAGTCTTACATGCGTGATGATGAAACATCACCACAACAGAGGTTTGCATATGTATCATCGTCATTCGGAAGTAATCCTGAACACGCTCAGCGCCTTTACAATTACTCCGCTAATCATTGGCTCAGTTATAGTACTCCAATTCTTAGCTATGGGCGTTCTAAGCGTGGTATGCCTATATCGTGCTTTCTTAACTATATTGAAGATACTGCGGAGGGTCTAGTTGATAATCTTAGCGAAACTAATTGGCTTTCTATGCTTGGCGGTGGTGTTGGTATTGGCTTCGGTATACGTAGTGCAGACGACAAGAGTACTGGTGTTATGCCGCACCTCAAAATTTACGATGCTTCATCTCTTGCTTACCGTCAGGGTCGTACTCGCCGTGGAAGTTATGCTGCTTATCTTGATATCAGTCATCCCGACATTATATCATTTTTAGAAATGCGTAAACCTACTGGTGATCCTAATGTACGATGCATGAATCTACACCATGGTGTTAACATCACTGATGATTTTATGAAACTGATTGAAAACTGTATGTTGGATTCAGAAGCAGATGATTCATGGCCTTTGGTTGATCCAAAATCAGGAATAGTGCGTGAAACAGTTTCCGCCAAAGCTTTGTGGCAACAAATCTTAGAATTACGTATGCACACCGGTGAACCTTATATTCATTACATTGATACTAGTAATAAAATGTTACCTCAATTCCTAAAAGATAGAGGATTAAAAGTACATCAATCAAACCTATGTTCTGAAATTATTTTACCAACAAATGAGGAAAGAACTGCTGTATGTTGTTTATCATCTTTAAATTTGGAGCACTATGATGATTGGAAGAATGATACCTTGTTCCTTAAGGATGTTGCTGAAATGCTCGATAACGTTCTGGAGTTTTTTATTGTTAATGCACCTGATACCATTTCCAGGGCTATACACTCTGCTAGTCGTGAGCGTTCTATTGGCATTGGTGCCTTAGGTTTTCATGCTTACTTGCAGAAGAACAATATTGCATTTGAAGGTGTAATGTCAAAAGTTACAAATAATCAAATATTTAAACACATAAGGAGTAAATTAGATGAGGCTAATCAAATTCTTGGAAAAGAACGAGGGGAAGCTCCTGATGCTGTCGGCACTGGCCAGCGCTTCAGTCACCTTATGGCTATTGCTCCAAATGCTTCTTCGTCTATCATTATGGGAAACACTAGCCCTAGCGTTGAGCCTTACCGTGCTAATGCTTACCGTCAAGACACTTTATCAGGCGCATTTCTAAACAAGAATAAACATCTAGATAAAATTATCCAAAAACACGCTGAGATTCATCCAAACGGATGGTCAGATGAAGTCTGGAGTAGTATCATGGCGAATGATGGTTCTGTACAACATTTAGAATGGTTGGATGAAAATGAGAGAGCTGTATTTAAAACATCCATGGAAATTGACCAACGTTGGGTTATCGAATTGGCTGCTGACCGCCAACAATACATTGACCAAGCACAATCATTAAACTTGTTCTTCCGTCCAGATGCACATATCAAATACATTCACGCCATACACTTTATGGCATGGAAAAAAGGATTGAAAACGCTTTACTACTGCCGTTCAGAAAAGATTGGCAAGGCAGATAAGGTATCTAAACGTATTGAACGTCAAGTTATTAAAGAATTGGACATGGTTCAAGTAGCACAAGGAAATGATTGCATTGCTTGTGAGGGATAAATGAAACCCACTATCGCTATATTCTTACATCAACCAAAATGTTCGGTACAATCTGGTAATGGAATAATTAAAGCACTAGAGACACATTACAACTTTAAAATATTTACAAAGCATGAACTAGAAAGTGATTTCTTTGATAATGTCGATATTGTTGCTTTTCCTGGTGGTTTGGGTGATAGTGATAGTTTTGATTTTTTATTTAAAGATAATCGTAGTCGCATTTCTGATTTTATTCATAATGGCGGCCGCTACCTGGGAATTTGCATGGGTGCTTATTGGGCTGGTAATAGTTATTTCAATTTTCTTGATAATGTAGAAGTTGAACAATATATAACACGACCAAATACCGACACACGTAGGCCTCATGCAAAGAACTTAAAAATTGAATGGTTGGGTAAACAGGAGAAGATGTTCTTTTATGATGGTTGTGCCTTTGGACCAGGACAGTATGAAATTATTGCAAAGTATATGAATGATGATCCGATGGCCATTATTCAGAACAGGATAGGTTTAATTGGTTGTCATCCTGAAAGTCAACCACATTGGTATAAATCATATAGTTGGATGAGAGGCCTCTATCACAATGGAGAACATCATAAACTATTATTAGAATTCACAAATAAATTAATGGAGAGATAAGATGAAGATATTAAGATTTACAGCATCATGGTGTGGGCCATGTAAATCATTAGCAATGAATTTAGAACAAGCAAATTTACAAATGCCAATTGAAGTTATTGATATTGATGTTCAGTCTGATGTTGCAGTTGAATATGGAATTCGTGGTGTACCGACATTAGTGATGTTGGATGAAAACATTGAGGTTAAACGATTGGTTGGTTCTAAAACCATCACAGAACTAAAAGAGTGGGCAACAGCATGATTAAGAAGATAGAATCCAGACTTACGGATGAAAGAAACAGTTTTAAACCTTTTAACTATCCATGGGCATATGATGCATGGTTGAAACATGAACAATCACATTGGCTTCACACAGAAGTTCCAATGATGGAAGACGTTAAAGATTGGAAAAAGAAACTAAGCAAAGAAGAAAAACAATTTCTTACACATATCTTTAGATTCTTTACACAAGGCGACATTGACGTTGCTGGTGGTTATGTAAAGAACTATTTACCATATTTCCCTCAACCAGAAGTTCGCATGATGTTGTTAGGTTTTGCTGCAAGAGAAGCATTACACGTTGCTGCATATAGTCACCTAATCGAAACACTCGGTTTACCTGAAGCCACTTATAACCAGTTCTTAGATTATCAAGAAATGAAAGATAAACACGATTATGTGTTAGACCTTTCTTCTAAGAATGGTGATGCCGCCTCAACTGCAACCCACATCGCCGTGTTCAGTGCTTTCACTGAAGGGATGCAGTTGTTCTCCTCTTTCATCATGTTATTGAACTTTCCACGCACAGGTAAGATGAAAGGTATGGGACAGATTGTTACTTGGTCAATTGTTGATGAAACACAACATGCTGAGTCAATGATTAAATTATTCCGTACCTACATAGAAGAAAACAAAGAGATATGGAATGATGAACTTAAAGGCCGTATTTACAGCATTGCAGAAAAGATGGTTGAATTGGAAGATAAGTTTATTGACCTCGCCTTTTCTATGGGCGCTATGGACGGTCTATCTAGTGAAGATGTCAAAAAGTACATTCGTTATATTGCTGATAGGCGCCTTATATCTCTTGGTCTTAAAGGCATTTTTAAAGTGAAGAAGAATCCATTACCTTGGGTTGAAGAAATGATTAACGCACCAACACACACAAACTTCTTTGAGAACCGTGCAACTGATTATGCTAAAGGTGCATTGTCCGGAGATTGGGGCGATGTGTGGGCAAACTAAAGGAAACATATGACAACAAGAACAATAACAGCGGAGTGTAGTAACTGCGAATCCAGTTACGATGTAATTTTTATGGAAGAACTAGTATCAGAAGAATTACCTGAGTTTTGCCCGTTTTGTGGCGAAACGATTGATTCATTATCCGAAGACGAATATATAGAGGATGATGAACTCAATGATAATGAAAAATGGGACTGAACTGGACATATAAAGACAAAGAATTTACAGAAGAATTGATTGGTGACGATTATGGCTTTGTGTATCTTATAACCAACAATGTAACAAATAAAAAATACATTGGTAAGAAGTTTTTCTATTCCTCAAAGACTAGGCAAGTGAAAGGTAAGAAGAAACGATTCAAAGTTTCCTCTGACTGGCAAACTTATTACGGTAGTAACGAGGAATTGAAAAAAGATGTTATAATACACGGACTAGATTCGTTTAGCCGAGAAATTATACATCTATGTAAAAGCAAAGGTGAGTGTGGTTATCTTGAAGCAAAAGAACAGTTTGTAAATGGTGCTCTGGAGACAGATGATTATTACAATTCTTGGATTATGGTAAGAGTAAGAAAATCACACATTAAAGGATTACAATGTTAGATTATTTGAAGGAGGTTGGTGGGGAATTTGATGCTTTATTTTTCTTGCCAATGGAAGAAGAAGATAGTATCAACATTATGACTAACAAATATAAAAATCCAGGACAACCAATAAAAGGAAACATAATTGGCGATTGGTGGCACATTTTGTTGTTTAAATGCAACGAAGAAAATGGCCAAGTCGAGGACCTTGATATCTTTGATGCCATATTTGCCGATCCTAGGGAATACATATCCGGACTGATTCCCCAAGGTTGGTATGGTTTAATTGCAAAGAAAACCACAACCTCCCACAATTTTTTAGATGATGCTATTGACAAATTCAAGTCAATGATGTAAAATATGGATATCTAAACTGAAAGTACATTATGATTCTTGTTGACCTTAACCAGGTATTGTTAGCCGGACTTATGGCACAAATTGCCAGTCAAAAAGGTGTTAAATTAGAAGAAGGCCTTATCAGACACATGGTCCTGAATATACTCAGGACTCACCTAAAGAACTTCCGAGAAGAATATGGTGAAGTTGTACTGTGTGCTGACAACCGTAAATACTGGCGCAAGGAATTCTTTCCTTTCTACAAAGCCGGCCGTAAAAAAACCAGAGAGAAGTCTGAACTCGACTGGCATTTAATCTTTGATATGCTTTCCAAGTTTAAGCAAGAGCTCAGAGATAATTTCCCTTACAAAGTCATTGATGTTGAGGGTGCAGAGGCTGATGATATCATCGGTACACTTGTACCACGACATATCATGCATGAAAACATCCTAATCATTTCAAGTGATGGTGATTTCTTGCAATTACAGATGTATAACGGCCGAAGTGAGTATACCGTTAAACAATATAATCCTGCACAGAAGAAATTTCTCATTTCTAAGAATCCACTTGATGAATTGAAAGAAAAAATCATTCATGGTGATAAAGGTGATGGCATTCCAAATATTATTTCACCGAGTGACACATTTGTGCGTGAGATTCGTCAGAAGGTTATGACAGAATCCAAACTTACAAAATTCATGGGTCAAGACTATAGTGAATATGATGATGAAAATGCACGTATCGGTTTTTCACGTAACCAGACGTTGATTGACCTAAGAAATATACCAGGTGATATACAGACTAAAATTATAAATACTTATGAAGAAACCAAACCAGCACCTAAAGGTAAGATACTGGATTATTTAATTACAAACAAACTGAAAAGTTTAATAGATGTTATTGGGGAATTTTAATGAAATCGCTATATGAAGTTTTTGATGAATTTGAACTGGCTAAGAATAAAAAAGAAAGAATGGATGTAATTTCTAAAAATCTTTCACAGTCATTGGTTGATGTATTGAAATTGGCTTATCATCCAGACATTCAATGGAAAATTAAAGAACTGCCAGAAAATTATCGTATACCAACAGATATGTTACCTGGTATTACACATGATAATATTAATGGACAAATACGTAGAATGTATATGTTCAGAGTTGGTGATCCAACCGCAGAAAAATTAAATGAACACCGTAGAAATGAATTACTAATTCAAATGTTAGAATCAATTGAACCACGGGAAGCAGAAGTTATATTGGGTATCTTCCAAAAAGATTTGGGAGTAAAAGGGTTAGACTATAAATTTGTAAAAGAGGCATTTCCAGACATGTTGCCATGACGAAAAAAGAAAACATCATTGTCTTATCAGGTGAATTCGATTACATAACTTATAATGATTTTAAATTATTAAAAACATGCAAATCTAAATGTGATTGGCTTGTTGTAGGAGTTCATTCTGACTCCTATATGGAGTTATGTCGAAATAGGACCAAAAGTACATTCGAACAAAGAAAAGAATTTGTAGAAAGTATTTCTTATGTTGATGAGGTGTTTGCTTTTAATGATTTTGATGGAACCTGCTGTAATTTACTAAAACTTATAAAACTATGTTATCCCGCATCCAATATAATCTATGTTTCAGAAACAAACGTAGAGGATATGCCAGAAGCTCGTATTCGTGGCATCACATTCACAACATTTGAAATTATTAATCAAGGAGTTTAATTAAAGTGTCTAAATTTTCTGGAAAGTTTCGCAACCAGCGAGACTATGATGATGAGAAGTATTTCCAAGAGGAAAACAGAAACAAAAAACGTCAGAAGCAACAACGAAAACAAAAGTACTACGATGAGTATGAGTCTTTTGAATCCAATCAAAGATATAACAAATCCCAAAAAATTAATTACTGATGTTGTAAATTAACAACACCACTATTGACACTCTTTGATGGATGGTGTATAATACAACCATTGTTTAGGAGATTTTTATGATGATATATGTTCGAATCGCAAAGTCCAAGAAAAAACTAGGACCAAAAGCTGTGCGTGAACAATATGATGCGTGGTTGAAATCACACCAAACATCGAAACCCATCAAATCCACAAGCAATCAACTAACATATAAACTGTCGGCACCTGCCGGTCGTGAAACTGTGCATTATCCGTCATTAAATACAGGTAACGGTGTCGCTACTAAAGCAACACCGAAGGTTTACACTGGCACAAAAGTGATGGGAATAGCAACAATGCACAAATCAAACGCTGTTCCTGTGTTTAACAGTCAGGAAGCTGTAGAAATTTCAAAAATGAGGCGCTAAAATGAGTAAGAAAATGAGTTTTGTTGTAAAATTACAACGTCCTGTGTGTCGTACACCAATCAAGCCTGTACAAGCACATAAGAATGTCGTAAAATACAGTCGTAAAGATGAGAAAAAGACAATTTTGTCGCAAATTGCTGTTGTAGGAGACTAAAATGTCGCAAAACACTGAGCTAAAACAAGAACCGCAAGATCCTATTGACTGGAAATTGCTAGATGAAGTTGTCCGTAAGTGGGCAGTACTATCAGGACATGAAGATGACCAAGATTGGTACAGGAAAATGAAGGAATATTATGAGTAAGAGATATATTATTGATTTGCAAGAAGCGAATGACGGCACCGGCGATGCAATCTTACAATTTCCTGATGAATTGCTTGCTGAAACAGGCTGGAAAGAAGGCACTGTGTTAAATATGAGAGTTGAAGAAACTCCAACAGGCAATGTTATTATTATGACTGAGAAAAAATAATGGAATTACTTGAATCAAAATCACTTTTAGCCAAATTGATGGCAACCGAGAACCTTGTTGTTGAACAACGTCCGGTACCAACAGCATCTTTTGACGTTAAGAATCGGATTTTGACACTTCCGGTACTGGATAAAAATATCTCTAGTGCTCTTTATGACCTTTTTACAGGACATGAAGTTGGCCATGCTCTCTATACGCCTATGGATGGTATGTTGAAAGCAAGAGATGAAAAGGTTATCAGAGATGTATCTAATGTGGTTGAAGATTCCCGTATTGAACGCAAAATCAAATACAAATATCCAGGCCTTAAAAATTCATTCGTCAAAGCTTATGGTGAGCTTATGAGTAGAGATTTCTTTGGTATCAAAGGAACAGATATCAACAAGATGAATTTTCTTGACCGCATTAACCTGCACTGCAAAGGCGGCGCAGCATTACGTATTGAATTCAATGATGAAGAACGTGGTTTGCTTAATGAAGTTGAAACCACCGAAACCTATGATGATGTTATTGATGTATCGAAGAAAATTATCAAATACATGAAACGCAGATTAGAAGAAGAAGAACAAAAGCGTGCTAAAGCTAAAGCTGAAAACAATGATGATGGTGAAGATGAAGACGAATCAGAATATGAAGAAGTTGATTTTGATGACCAAGGCAATTCAAAAGAACAAACTTTTGAAGATGGTGAAGATGTAGAAGAACAAGAGGTTGAATCTAACAAACAATCTGATGGTGATGAATTTGATTCTGTAGAAGAAGATAAGAAAGTAAGCCTGGAAGACCAGATTCGTTCTTTTACTGATGCTGCCTATAAAGAAAACGAAAAGCAACTTTTTGACAATAGTTTGAGTAATATTATATACGCAAATATTCCATATTTTAATCCAAAAGATGTTGTTGACCACAAATATATTTGGAAAAGATACAAAGAAGAAAACTTCAGTTCTTCAACAGAAACATTCCTTAAAATTCGAAATGAAAGTAACAAAGTAGTTTCCTACCTTGTTAAAGAATTTGAAATGCGTAAGAATGCTGACCAGTTGAAACGCACAACAACTGCCAAAACTGGTGAGTTGAATATGAATAAGATTTACTCTTATGGTTTCAGTGAAGATATCTTTAAGAAAATCTCGGTTGTTCCTGGTGGTAAATCACACGGACTTGTTATGTTCCTCGATTGGTCTGGTTCTATGATTGACCACATCGGTAACACAATGAAACAATTAATCAATTTGGTATTGTTCTGCAAGAAAATGAACATACCCTATGAAGTGTTTGCTTTTGTTGAAGACACCGAAACGGAAAAACTAACCAAACAAACACCAAAAGAAAATGACATATATTTCAAACCTTATGGTTTGATGAACCTATTATCATCTAGGATGTCTAGTTCCGAGTTCACTTATGCAGGTTCATCATTAGTTTGTATGGCTGGTCTAGGCAAAGTCCGTGGTTATTTCCCCCATTGGATGCATATGCAAGGCACACCCCTGAACCAAGCAATCGTTCATGCAATGACTATCGTTCCTGAATTTCAAAAGAAAAACAAATTACAGATTGTCAATACAATTTTTCTAACAGACGGTGAAAGTAATAATGCTAACCGTTATTTACAAAAAGATTCTTATTACGGACTAACAGATGTACACATGAAGTGTGAAAGATTAGTTATTCGTGATCCTGTTACCAAACATGAAGAAAAGATTGATGGTAAAAATGGTTACGAAGCACAGACAAATGCTTTCATTCGTTTGTTGAAAGCAAGAACTGGTTCTAATGTTATTGGTTTTTATGTTATCAATGGTAGAGATTTTAACCGTAAAGTGCATCAGTGGTTTCCGAAACAAATGAACCACGAAGAAATGAAGGACAATTTTAGAAAATCTAAGTTTGCCATTCTGGAGAATACTGGATATGATGAGTACTATATCTTGCGGTCAAATGGCCTAGATACCGATGAGGATTCTACTTTCGAAGTTAAAGAAAACTCAACCTTCAGAGGTATTGCCTCTGCATTTACAAAGTACAATAATGGCAAACATAACAGTCGTGTTGTACTGAATCGTTTTATCGGACTTATTACATAGGAGTTATTATGGAAATTTATTCAGAATATTATGGTGCAGGTAGAAAGGCTACCGTGACTAGACTTGCTAGAGGTGTTCTCGACAGACAGTTTGATGTTTGGGAAGTTGCCTTGTACATTGAGAACAAAGTGGTACAACGAACCACGATTCGTACCGAGAGTGAAGCAGAAGATTTTGCCGAATCTTGGTGTCAAGGTGCCGATGGCAACCAAGTTTTGTTGAATGAGGTTATTAATGGATAAAAAGACCAAAGAGATTTTCTGTATCACACAGGAAGAATGTGCTGAAGTGACGCAGGCAATCTCAAAGATTTTCCGTTTCGGTTTTGACTCCGTGCATCCTGTTACAAACAAAAGTAACATGCAGAGTTTGGAAGAAGAAGTTGGAGACCTTTTGGCTATGATAGATATTATGGTAGAGAAGTGTATTGTTTCTGACAGTAATATTAACGCAGCCAGACAGGCCAAAAAAGAGAAACTGAAAATCTGGTCTAACATTTATAAAGAGGTATAAAATGGACGAATACGGTTATAATAAATTCGAAGAATATTTAATTAAAATATTAAAAAATAGGACTGAGGTTCTAGAACCAGAAATTGGTGATAACATTTCTCCTATTTCTGAAATCAAAGTTGCATTTGATGGTTATGGTGATTTAGAAACTGAAGATGCCAATGGTGACTACGAATACGTAGAACACGGTAATACAAACCTAGAATCATATGCAATCTATATTCATAAAGATTCTGCAAAACGTGGTTTTGTTTTTCCTGAACACGATACACATTCTTTCACATTTGGTAATATGGTGCAACACCGTCCAGATGAAGAAGTTTGTTTGTTTGCATGGCATGAGTTTCTTGAAGAAGAAGATGCTTGGCGTTGGTATGTCATTCCTTTGGAAGACAGGCTGGCAGAAGACAATTCATTGACAGCAGAACAAGTTATGGAAATCTTAGAAGTAGTTGTTAACAGATATTTTATTGAATAATGTTTTTCATACATAAAACAGTTAGTCTTTGTAATCATTGTTATAAACATATACCAGGAATTGTATATGAAAATGATAAAGAAATTTTAATGGCCAAAAAATGTCCGCAACATGGTATTATGCATAGTGTTGTAGAAACAGATGTTGAATTTTATTACGGTATTGAACATTTTCAAGAAATGTATGAGGACCTAAAAGAAAAATTACCAATATCAAATTCATCTGTCAATCAAATTTTATTTGAAGCTAGTGATAGGTGTCAATTAGAATGTCCACATTGTTATCATTTACCTGATAATAAAATCACAGATAGAAAAATAGAAGATATCATAAAACAAATTGATGGTTTTCCAAAAACTGGTATTCCTATGTTGGCTGGAGCTGAGGCTACATTGAGGCCGGATTTTTTTGATTTGTGTAAACAAATAGACTCTTTGGGTTTTGAACAATTTGAATTATTATCAAACGGATTGAAATTTAGTAGTGCTGATTGGACGAAAAAGATATTTCAATCTGGACTTAAAAGCGTATGCGTAGGATTAAATCACAGTAGTTATCAAGGATTAAAAGTACATAATAAACAACTTCGTGGTTTAAACAACATATTAGAATATGGTGTTGGTTGTGGTTATGTCGGTTATACTATAGAGAGTTACGAACATTTACCTGAAATATTAAATGAAATAAGATTATTGGCTAATCCAAAAATAGACCATTTCAGAATTCGTTGTGGTAGTTTTATTGGAAGAAGTTCGGATAAGGAACGTTCTTATTTGAGTAAAATGATTAAGTACATCAAAAACATTCTTGGAGATGAAATCTCAATATCTAAATCAGATAATAATCCTTATCATATCATGATGAATTGGAAGGGAATTGATTTACGTTTAATACAATGGCCGGATGTTACTAATATAGATATGGAAGAACTTGATGTTGGACCTTGGTGTCAGTTCTATCGTGGACCAATTACAAATTTTGTACACCAAGTTATCACAAGAGATGCTTACAAAAATATGGGACTACCTCAATTGGATGTCGTACCTGAAAAATATACATACAAATATAAACCAATGCAATATTGGAAAGACGAATGGTTTAAGCCAATAAAAATTAAAGAAAGTGATTTGATTAATGATGTTCAAATGTGGGATTTGAAAAATATTGGTGTTGATTTAAAACCTTCAATAATACCAATAAAGAAAAACTAAAGATATATAATGACCGATGAACAGGCCTTAGCCATTTATGAGAAACTGAAACAGAAACACGGTGATAACTTACCGGATCCTGACCACGAACCTATACAATTTGCCCATTGCATAAAGATGATGAAACATTATGAACCAGAAATATTCAGAACAGTATGATGCATATTATGACGAACAGACCAACGAATGGTTGGAAGATACCTGTGATGAACCGGATTGTGAACTCTGTATTGGCCGAACACCGACACCTCTAAGAGAAATCTTTGTCTTTGGTTCGAACCTGGCCGGCCGACACGGTGCTGGTGCCGCAAAGTTTGCTGCTGACAACCACGGTGCCATCTATGGTGTTGGTGTCGGACTACAAGGCGACTCTTATGGTATTCCAACAAAAGACCAGAATATCGAAACCTTGCCATTAACTTACATTAGAGTATACGTCAATCAATTCATAGAGTTTGCTAAGTATATGCCTAATCTGGTATTTAATGTTACTGCTATTGGATGTGGCCTTGCTGGTTATACTCCTTCTCAGATAGCACCGATGTTTTCAAGCGCCTCCGGACTTTCCAACGTCCGCCTTCCGGAAGAATTCCTGAAGGTCCTAGAAAATGACTGACTTACTGGTAATTCTGATTTTATTCTTCCTTTTCTGGGGAGAACCAGACGTATGGGATAAACTTCACGAACGAGCCATGCAACACATAGAGGAACCACAATGCGTAAAACAATCATCACCTTAGCACTCCTGTTCAGCACTACAACATTCGCACAAGAAGTCATTACTCTGTCGAAATCAATAAGATGTTCAAATGCCGAATCCGTAATGCGATACTTTACAGAAGAATACAAAGAGATGCCAGTTTGGGTCGGCAAAACAACTAATGGTACGCATGTGACACTATTGGTTAACAAAGAGAAACGAAGCTGGACACTCATCGAATACGATAGTAAACTGGCTTGCATATTGGGTGCAGGTGATTCTACTAGCAATCCGGAGATATCACTATGAGTAAACTACACCTACACCAAGAAGACCTGATAGCTATCAAAACATTCTGTGATAAGTATCCGGATTCTGACTACGTAACCGTGACCGTTGATTCGTCATCTGGTATCGGTTCAATCGTCAAAGTGTCGTTGCCAACTGTCATCAACGGCGATATGGTAATAATAGAGAAAACAATCGTAGATGAAAGTAGTTGGTGAAAAATGAACGAACGAATTCGAGAAATAGCACTTCAAGCAGGTGGCAGTCATTACCCCGAAGTAAACTCAATGCAGCTACAAAAGTTCGCCGAGTTGATTATAGCAGAATGTGCTCAAGCCTGTATGAACGAAGGGGCATCATACGAAGAAAAAGCAGCCGGAGCGTATCAAAGCAATTTATATGTCACTGCTATCAAACAACATTTCGGACTTGAAGAACAATCCACAGAGCCTAATGTATTACATACTTGCCCCTATGCAGAAGAAATTCACGGAGATTATGAGACATTGTGTGATTGTGATGCGGAGCGGCAATATCAATGTGCAATGGATGTTTAATTAAGGAGTGAAATAATGAGTGAATCGACTGGCATAACTGGCTTTATTGAAATCTTTGAGGGTCGATTGACTAAGATGAAACTACACCTTAAAGAAGAATTGAACAAAGCTAAACACGAGCGTGACCGTAAAGCCATAAAGCGTATTACTGCCGATGCACGTAAACTAAACAAGACACTGAAAGAGATGCGTAATGTGTCAACTAAAAATTGTCCTCACTGTGGAGAGAAACTATGAAAGCAAGTGGTATTAATGCCGCAATGGCACACAAAATTGAACTACAGAAACTTGTACACCAAGAAACAATCAAACAACAACAGATTAAAGTAATCAAAGACCGTCAGGAAGAATTGCAGATAATGAAAACACAGTACTTCAGTAAAGGTAATAACGTTGATGAGATGGTGTAGGAGTTAAAGAGTAATGACACAGAGATATTTTGTTGTTGCAGGTAACTATGACCAATATTGCCAATGGATAAAAGAGAGAGGCCTTTCACGTAAAGAGTGGGTCCATGTATACGATTGCAATACTATCAGAGGTATCAGAAACCCTACAGGCAGACTCGTTGGTACTTGGTATGAAAGAGAGGATGCTATGGATATTCTGGTGGCTCTGAGAGTGGCATCAGATAAGGTCAATGAGAACCTTGAGAATGCCTTAGTAATGTGGATACAATTGAAAACTGAAAATGAAACATAGTGACGTACAGAGAATTATAGAGAACCTTGAGAATGCTTTGAGAGTGCATCCAGATAAAGGCTATGAGATTGGTTCATTAGAAGAATCACAGAAATTTGCAGAGGAGCGAAAGCTGGACCTGGAAAAATTCCCGGTATCAAGAGGATCCTCCGAGAAAAAATTTCGAAACCCTTAACGGGGCCCCAGAAAATAAAAAATGAGAAAAAAGAGTTTGACCAGGTGGCACTTTTTTAGCTAATCACTTACCTACCGCACCCCCATCCCTCACCGCTACTGCTCGGACAGCAGCTCCAGCAGAGCCAAAAAAAGAGGCAGCACCATTACAGCACTGCCTCTAAACCCCACCATCCAGCCTAGCCTCAAGTGGGGAGAGCGAAAACCTTAAGCAGCCACTGCCAACCGAATAACTTTTGCCATTTTGCGGCCGTGGGCAATATATGCAACCACTGGGACCTCTTTAGAATAGCAAGCACGGCAACCAGAGCACTTGCCATTTGTAGTTGGTGCCGTGCAAACCTTAACACCAGCAGGCACCGGCATACCTTCTGGCAATATAGTGCTACCATGTACACCAGCAGTATATGTGCCATTTATAGCATCACTGCTAGGGCGCACCATCACATTAGGCAGAGCAGCCATTTTGGTGAGCACCTGCTGATACTTAGCGAATTTGTGCATCCGTGTGGGCAACCAGTGCTTCACGTGGGGGGTCTTAACCATCACAGCATACATTTTGAGCGCTAACTGTATGGAGTACATATCGCCAGAATCAAACCAGCGGAAGTAGCTTTGCTTTTTGAGAGCAGCAACCATTGTATCCACCCAAGCATCATCCTGCCATGCTTGCTTATTATCGAAGCGCACTTTTTTGGTGCCAGGGAAATTATATGTGCCTTGCGTGGCGTAGCAACCAGCACAAGCGGGAACGAGCTCACCATCCGCACCAATAGAACCTTGGCAGGTTTCGAGAGCCTGAAGGGACCAGCTGAGGATATTGTCGAGCTTTGAGGTTTTGGATAATTTGTTCATTTCGCTTTGCTTTCTTGATTTGATGGAAGGAGTATAACACGGCCACCGAAAATGGCAACCTAATACTTTTTAACTCAAGCCACCAGCTGGAGTATTAACTCGGCACCTCTAGTGCAAGCACCAGCACAAGCGCTTGCCACCGACAGCACGGCGGTGTTATAATATGCGCCGACCAAAGAACCAGTCACAAAAATGAATACATTCATACTAACTCCTAAATTGTTAACTTTTGTTTTCAAATACTGTGCCAGTAATTTTCCAACTGGCGGCCTCTGGGATCCGATCCCTTTGCCTTACACTCGAGCGCCGGTGTTGGCACCGGCTTTTGGTGTTGCTGCGTTCCTCGCAGCACCCGAATGGTTACGCTGTTGCTTTGCGAGCCATGATGGCAGCAGCAATAGCATTGTCCTCAGCACCGAACACCACGCCTTTGCTTGGGCGCTTGTTGGCTTTCACTGCCTTAGCGCCTACAGCACCAACTTGCTTAGCAAGCAGCTTCTCAAGGCGAGCTTGTGCCTTAGCGATAGCGGCTTCACGCTTTTCAGCAGCAGCCTTCAGTTTAGCGTCAGCAGCAAGACCACGCAAAGCCTTTTTGGTTTCAACCTCGAGCTTAATTGACGCCTTGAGCGCCTTCAGGGTCTCACGCTTTTGAGTGAGAGTTAAACCTTCAACCGAACCACATGCGAATGTAAACATTTTTTTCCTTTGTTTGTTTGTTTGTAAGAGTCAATTATACCAGATTTGGTGAAAATGGCAACTGTAAACTTTTTTCTTCCAGTTGCCTGTAGTGTTATTCTGTGGTCAATTCATCCAACAGGCGGCCGGCCGCTTCACGCTGGTCCTGTATTTCGCAAAGGATGAATTTAGCACGGTTCATATATTGGCGGGAATCATTGGTTGCACCCATCGCCAGCAATTCCTGAGCGTCCGACAATATGCTCATGCACACCATTTCCAGACCAACGTGCTTGGCAGTAAAGCTTTTCATATACTGCTCACGGATCGCTGCTGTTGACATACCGTAGCACTGCTTTTCGAATTCGGTCATATTTTCTCGCTTTCTTGATTTGATGGACAAAGTATAACCGATCCTGCAGGAAATGGCAAGCGTTATCTGGAATACTTGACCGGATTGCTTGAGTACTATTGCGCTATATTGCCAACCTGTCTGGTTCCTGTATAATAGCACCTATTCGAAAGCAGACTGGGGTGGACGCTGGGGCTGGGCGTTGAAAACGGAAGTACTCTAGCTCGGCAATGGAGTACTTTTTCAGTATATTGCCAAACTCTCGGTTTTATTGTATAATACCCACATATTAACACAGGAGCATTACATGGGCAAAATGTCAGAAATTAGTATTCAATTACAAGAGTTGGAAGAAATGCTGTATACTTTTGGTTTAGGCCATGAAGCATTCATACAGGAGTGTAAACTTTTGTGTGAGTTGGGCTTTGCTGATGAAGTACAATGTATTATCTATGATTTTGAAACAAAAGTATTCAATGGCGAACTAGAGCGCTTCTGAGAACCTTTGTAGTACCGAGAAACGCTTTGTAATGCTTTGAGGTGCCATCGCAGACAGAGACTAAGACTTGTTTCTTACAGGTAACTTGCGAAGCCAGGTGCGCTGGTAACACTAAAGCACACAAAATTGCACTTTATGACACTTTTGCAGTATTTTATGCGGATTACTAATACTTTCTCAGTACACCTGGATGCAGGTTACAACGGAAGTACTCATTAACTAGTCAGGTAAAGTTATCCACAGCATATCCACAGCATCTGCGACTTATGCACATTTTATACACAGACTTATCCACAGCAACTTTAGTACTCCATGGCCATAATGTAAGACTTTTCTCTTATATTGCCATTTCATAAAAAACCTGTATAATGTAACACATGACAACAAACAATGATGAAAGAGCGAAAATGAATACTATTGACTTAGGTATCTTTGGTGATACAATCTACAATGCAACGGAAAGTATTATTGCTGAAACTGAAAATGTAGAAGAAGGTTTTACTGGTGATATGTTAGATGTAATACATTTTTCTGACATACGTGATTCTGCTGAGGAATTACAACTTTTGATTGAACGTTACGAGTCAATCGAAAGTATTAAGAACGAAAGTATTAATCTGTACCAGAATGTTAAGTATATCTTAGAACATTGTGAAAATGAAATCTTTAGTACTACTGATACTGAGATAATGAATTCTTTTGATAACATTAGAACTTATGTTGACGTTATACGTGAATCAGTTAATACTTTATTATCACAGCAGTCGGCTTGAGAACTATAGTACTCAGGTTGCCAGTTGTCGGATTCTATGATAGAATGGTATTTTTAAACGGTTGAGAGAGAAAATGACAAAAAACGAAACTTTAGCACTCATTATTGAGCATATTGTAATGCAAGGGTATTCAGACCCCGATAAATTTGTGACCTATGCTACTACAATTCTGCCAATGATGAGTACGGAAGAGTTACTAGCCGAGTTGGCGTGTCTTGAAGAAGCAGGAATGTGAGTAAAAAGTATGACATTTGAAGATAAAGTTAGAACTTTTCATGTACTGTATGAGTTGTATCGCAGTCCAAGTAATACTTCCTTATTCAAAGGCGTGCCTGTTGAAATGCGGGAACGTGTACTGAAGTATTACAAAGCTGTTGGTCAAAAAGTAAAACTAAGGTATCGTGGTCCTCGGGTTCATAGAACCTTTCGTTCACAAAATACTCGCCAAAGCAGTTGTTTGCAGTCGGATGCTACTACTTTTGCAGTATACCCACGATAGTCAGGTAATACTGTAGTACTCCAGCAAACAAATGGAGTACTATGGTATTAGGTTGCCAAGTCAGGTAAAATCTGGTATAATTGTGTTTTAAATCAGTGAGGTAAAATAAAATGCGAAACGAAGCGATTATCGAAATGATAGATGAAATGTTGGATTGTGACGGTGACGTTATTATCGGTAATTTGACGTTTTCACGTTCCGAGATTGTGAAGCGTCTTGATCCAATTGCATATCGTATGATGGTGAATGAAATCATTGATTCACAAATTGAAGATTTGCAATATGACCTCGACCGCATGGATCCAGAATTGGATGCAGATGATATTGCTGAAATTCATGTGCAAATTGTTGAGTTAGAAGAATCCTATCTTTAATCAGGTAAAATTATGAATGAATATTTTGTTGAACATGAGTCCGGCTGTGACTTAATCGAAGCACCTAATCTGGAAACAGCATATGAGGTAGCGAATGAGTTAGGTTTTGTTGTTTATTCAATTAATGAAGCGTGAGGTAAAAAATGGATGAATTGGTTGATAAAGTTATTACACAAATTCAATTAGATATTGAATCTGGTGATGTGACAGCATTGGAAGAATTGCTGAAGCGAGTGCCTGCAAAGGTATTAGAATCATATCTGCCTGAAGTGGATATGGAATGTGATGAATATGACGGCCAACCTGACGAAGCGCAGGAATGGCACGATTTTGATCCAGATTGTTAATAGGAGATTGTAATGAAGGTAAAATTGCCGTTTGATTGTATGGTGCTCGATAAGGAATCTGTCGAGGTAAAGAATCCGTTTTCTGGTGAAGGTGTAATGCTGACGCCTGAAGCGGTTGCAGTATATGACACCATAATGGGTTGTGAGATGACAGGCGACTACAAAATGGTTCGCAAAGGACTGGATTGGTTTCGCAAACATTATCCAGCAGAATATATGGTTCTTTTAGATTAAGGTAAAAGTAATGACTAACTCAGAATTGGTTGCAAAACTAGAACAGGCGCAGGCATTGCTTGCGGATGTATATCATTGGGCGGAAACACCAATGTCCAATGGGCTGCAGGTGTCGCCATTAAAGACAAACGCCGAAGTTGCATCACAAATGAGTGTTGCTGATTCATGTATTATTGACGCTTTAGAAGCATTAGAATGGGATAGGGATATCGAATGAAAGATTTACATTGGATTTATATGTTGGATGTGTTGTCAGGCGCTAAATTTAGTAATTTTGGTTTGCAGTGTTTGGCAGAATTGAATATTGGCGAGATTAAATCACGGAAAGAATATCCGTTATTGACCCAGCGCCTGTATACACCAACAAAAATGGAAAAATTCGCAATGCAATAATACTTGACCTAGGAGATGGAGTACTTTAGTATTAAGGTTGCCATTACCTAGGATTCATGTATAATGACACATTCAATAGGAGATATTATGGAATTTCAAACTGGTAAACCCCCACAAACTGCCATGTATTTGGTCGACCGTGGGATGCAAGGTAAGTATTATCGCTGGTATGATGCAGAAACCGATTCTTGGTCAATGTGTGGGTCTGATATGACTGAAGCATTGTCATTTGTTGGTCGTCCATCGCCTGTTGGTTTCTTCCCATGGGTAGGTCCTATGACCGGCCCACGATTCAACCCTAGTACAGGTGTTGCTGATCCTGAAGTTAAGACACCAAAAGTCGCCAAAGCAAAACCTGCATCACGTAAGATGGCACGCCAACGTACAGTGACACCAACCAAACTGGTTATTTCAAAAGTTGGCAATACCACTGTTGGTTCTATTGTAAAAGGCACCAAAACAACGTATCCTGATGGTACTGTATTCTTCCGTGCGGATCGTCAAAAGTGGGTTGCTATGATGAATGGCAAACAAGAAGCAGCACGACCAACACCTGAAGCGTGTTTGTCATTTTTGAAGAAAAAGTATAATGTGGAAGGCATTGTGTTAAAATGATTAAGACTAAAAAAATTGCAGGTTGGGAAGATTATTCGGTCAGCACCGATGGTCGTGTGTTTTCAAAAAAACGTGGTGAATTGGTTGAATTGACTCAAACCAAAGGCACAACTGGTTATTATAATGTTGGATTTTCTAATGGAAAGGAAAAGAAAACATTTCAAGTCCACCGATTGATTGCAATATCATTTATAACCAATCGTAAAAATTTAGAAATTGTTAATCATTTAGATGGCAACAAATTGAATAATGATGTATCAAATTTAGAATGGACAACCCGTGGTGGCAATGGTGACCACGCCGGCAAGGTTTTAGGACCAAAGCAACGTGCTGAACGTAAAGCCAAAAAAGATAATGAAATGAAATCAAAACTTTCTATTATAGATTTTTCACACTCTGCTTGCACTGCCAATCCTGAGTTGTTTCATTCAATTTATAAAACTGTTATGGGAGTTTAAAATGGGTTTAGATATGTACGCATTCCGTGTAAAAGCGGAAGATGTGATTGATGATTTTAATGTGCGTGGTCAGGACGCTGGTCGTGAAGATGATTTAGAAGAATTGGCATATTGGCGTAAGCACCACGACCTCCATGGTTGGATGGAACGCCTATATCGTTCAAAAGGCGGCGATAAAGAATCGTTTAATTGTGTGCCTGTACGATTGACAATGGAAGACCTGCAATCATTGGCAATGGATGTGACAAAAGGCCGATTGCCTGAAACAGTTGGTTTCTTCTTTGGTAATAATCCACCTGATCCTGATTCTGTTGCACAGGATATGGAATTCATTGGCAAGGCAATGGCAGCTATTGCTGTAGGCGATGCCGTTTACTATGATTCATGGTGGTAATGTGAATATAATAATTGGCATTATAATTGGCATCATGATTACCATTTCATGGATTGTATTGTCACCCACTGGGTATTTTGCTAATGGCAAAATTATGGACACAGAATTAATGGAATGTGAAAAAGATTTGCCAAGAAATCAACGTTGTTATATAATTGCGGTGCCCCCCAGTAAGGATTAAGGATTAATTATGAAAAAAGTAACTGTTGAATTGGATTGGGATACCGTTGATGGTATCATACAAACGGAATTGCAAAGTACATATGAATCACTAAAACAGGATTTGGTGAATCGTGCTGAAGGTCGTGGTTTTGCAATATTTGATATTGATGAAGCCAAGGACATTGGTGAAATCACAGACCATTTATATTGTTTGGAACGTGTTATGAAATATTGGGGTGTGACAGTATGAATTATGAATTAGAAATTTCATATGCACAAGATTTTGCATTAGATTCAGCTCTCCGTTTTCTTGACCGCCGTCCATGGGTCATGACCAAGACTATAGAACGCCTTGCAAGTAATGACAAACTGGATCCAGACCTCTTGGAATTGGCGGTGGCAGTCTTATTCCCAGCTGCCGTAGTACACTTAGCGACAGGAAAGTCCGTATAATATATGGATCCAGAAACGTTTACCTATCGTTGGAATGATGCCGTTGTCACATATGATGAGTACAAAAAACTGGTTGCAGACCACCAGGAGTGGGTGGACGCAACGGAAAAGCGGGCAGCAATGGTTGCTGAAGCAGAGAAACCGAAGCGTTCCAAGAAGAATACTTGACCAGACTGCTTGAGTACTAAAGTATTAGGCTTGCCTTTTCTACCAGAACCTGTAGAATACGTAGTATTGATTGATTAGGAGTAACGATGATTGATGTGAAATTTGTTGGTGGTAAGTATGTTGCTGTTATCAACGGCAAGACTGTAAAGCGTTCAAACAAGGCGCATATGGATTATGTCATCCGTAAGGCACAATCAGAATCCAATTCTGTTGCACCTGTGCTTGAGTCCCGTTTTAGTATTAACCAACGCTTCGGTTTTGTGTCTGATATGGTTACTATGCTTGCTAACGGCGCACAAGCATCCGTTGTTGTGACTGGTCCTGGTGGTCTTGGTAAGTCTTTTACCGTGTCACAAACGTTGACAGCACTTGGTTTCAAAGATGTATCCGTGCTTGATGATATCGCTGTTGGTACCGTCCTTAAGACTGCCAAGACATTCCGTGTCATCAAAGGTTATTCAACACCTAAAGGCCTGTACCGCACACTTTATGAAAATAAAGATGGTGTTATTGTGTTTGATGATTGTGATTCCGTACTCAAGGATCCTACATCATTGAACCTGCTCAAAGGTGCGCTTGATTCATATTCACGCCGTATCATTTCATGGAGAGCGGATATCAAAGATGAAGATTTGCCTACATCCTTCGAATTCAAAGGTCGTGTTGTGTTTATCTCCAACTTGTCCGCATCCAATATTGACCAGGCTATCCTGACCCGTTCATTGGCTGTTGACTTGTCAATGACCACAAAGCAAAAGGTCGAACGTATGCGCCACCTGTTGTCTACAGGTGAGTTTATGCCTGAGTTTGATAAGGTCGTTAAGACTGATGCTATGAATTTGATTGAGAAACACCAAGATTCAGTTAAAGAGTTATCGCTCCGTACACTGATTCAGGTAACAAAGATTCGCCAAGGCGCAGGTAAAAACTGGTCTGATTTGGCTGAGTATGCAATTTGTGGTTAATCAGGTAAAATTATGAATGAAAGAATCAAACAACTTTCCATCGAGGCAGGTTTCCCCGAGTGGTCTAACCATGCGATTGAATTTGAATTGGAACAATTCGCCGAGTTGATTGTATGGGAATGTATGAAAATCTGTGAAGATGTTATGAAAAAAGATAACTCTGCGCTTGCCTGTTGGAGTGGAATCAAAGGAACATTTCGGAGTTGAAGAATGAACGAAAGAATTAAAGAACTTTGGTCACAGGCCGGCGGTCACTATAATAGCGGCAATCAGCATACTTGGCCCGAGTATACCATTGATGATCCTGAAAAGTTCGCCGAGTTGATTGTTATGGAATGCCTAACCATATGTGAGGAACTAGGTGACAAAGGAATGGATGGCCATTATTGTGCGGATAAGATTAATAAAACATTTCGGAGTTGAAGAATGAAAGTTGTTATAAATGCGTGTCATGGTGGTTTTGGTTTATCTGAGGCTGCATTAGATGAATATAAAAACCGTGCTGGTATTACTGATGAAAGATTTTGGTATTATGATATTCCCCGTGATTGTCCAGACCTTGTGGCAATGATTGAAGAATATGGTACCGATGCTGGTGGTGATTTCTCAGATTTAAAAATCGTAGAAGTTCCTGATGATGTAGACTGGTACATTGAGGAATATGATGGTAGAGAATGGGTGGCTGAACGTCACAGGACTTGGAGTTAATTATGTGGCGCAAAAGAGAAGTTCAAAATAAAATACAACACGCTTTGCAAAAGGCTGATTGTGATAATATGCTGATGGCATTGCTTGGTCGCCAAGAATTGGTAGATAGATGGTGGGATAGTCCAAATATGCATTTTAATTTTAAACATCCAATTGATGTATTCAATTTGAATGATGATGGTCGCCAAGCAGTTGTCAGTTATGTTACGGAACATTGTTATGGTGGATATCATTGATTAGTACTAAAGTACTACTGTTGTAGGTTAACAACAACATGGTTGCCAGTTGGTATTATTTCTGATATAATACTTGTATTGATTGATTGAAAAAGGTTTTGTAATGATTCTCAATAGCGCACCTCAAGCAGAGGCCATTCTTTCCAATGTTGGTGAAATCGGTGAGTTCCGTATCCGTAATTCAGCAAAAGCATTTAACATTCTTTCCAGCGGTTTGTACGCCAATAAGATTAAGGCGATAATTCGTGAGCTGTCATGTAATGCCATTGATAGTCACACCGCAGCAGGCACCACACAACCTTTCGAGGTGCACCTGCCAACCACACTAGAACCGTGGTTTTCTATTCGTGATTTTGGCACTGGTTTGTCACATGACCAAGTAACCAAAATTTACACCACATATTTTGAATCAACCAAAACCGAATCTAATGAGTTTATCGGTGCTCTTGGTCTTGGTTCAAAATCTCCGTTCTCTTATACTGATAACTTCACTGTCACTGCCATTCAAAATGGCCGCAAAGGCATTTACTCTGCCTTTATCAATGACGTTGGTGTGCCATCTATTGCTCTGATGGGTGAAGAAGCGGTATCAGAATCTAATGGTGTTGAGGTAAAATTCTCCGTCAATGACAGGTATGACTTTAGTAAATTTACTGATGAAGCAGTTAAAGTGTATCGTTGGTTCCCTGTATTGCCTACAATCACAGGTAACACAATCAATATTGAACGTGTTGAATATGAAACACAGAATATTATTCCCGGTGTTCATTCAGTTAAATCTGATAGGTACAATCGTACCTCATCCATTGCTGTGATGGGTAACATTGCATATCCTATTGAAGTACCACAAGCCGAACAATCACTTGAAGGTGTACACCAATTGTTGAAATGTGGCCTTGTGCTTGAATTTGGCATTGGTGAGTTGGACTTTCAAGCATCACGTGAAGGTTTGTCCTACATTCCATTGACCATTGATTCTATTCGTAAAAAATTGGTTGCAGTTAATGCTGCATTGACCAAGGTTCTTACTGCTGAAGCTGATGTGATTGAAGGTGAATGGGAACGTTCCAAGTTTTTGTATAACAAGAAACACCAAGAATTATGGCAAGGTGCAGTGCTTGAATATGTGACCAACACTGGTTTTGCTTTGTTTGATGTACGTGGTGCTGGGTATCATTCGTTTGATATCAAGGCAGATTTGCTTGATTTGAAGGCTATGAACATTCATATCAAACAATTTGAGTCTGAACGTGGTAATAACCGTTGCAAGAATCGTAGTCATTCTGTATCTTATGATAAAGACCAAAAGCGTATTGAATATTTCAATATCGAGGTTGACAACATCTCAATGTTTGTTGAGAATGATTGTAAGACCGGTTCATTTGAACGTGCTAAACACCATTTCCGCAATAAAGAGAAAAACACTTATCGTGAAAATGTGTTTGTGTTGGACAAACTGGATAAAACCAAACCAATGAATTTGGTTGCTTTCTATACAATGTTGCACAATCCACCTGCTGCACAGCGTATGGCTGCATCAAGTTTGACTGAGAAACCACGTAAGGCTGGTGGCGGTAATGGTTTTGGTAAGAATGTGACTATTGTTCACCTTGAACGCCGTGGTGGTGCATCCAATCGCTCAGCATCACAAGATTTTGTTTGGCGTGCCGCTGATACATTGGATAAGTTTGATAAGACTGAAAAGTTTTATTATGTTCCATTGCTAGGCTTTGTTCCTCAATTTACCAAATTGCGTCACAATGTTGACCAGTTGAAACAGTTGTTGAATAGAACCGAGATTGATGAGTTGAAAGTTAATGTGTATGGTGTCCGTAAAGGTGATATTGAAACCATCAAAAAGATGCCAAACTGGATTAACCTTGAAGAACACATTTCTACCACTGTTAATAACTTAAATACCAAAATTGGTATGGCTACCGTGATGGAACGGCTTGACAAGCACGACATTTTCAACTATAATTACCAGACGGTGATTGATGGTGTTGATGTAAAGAGTCCTGCAAAAGCATTCTTAGATGGTTTTGTTGGTCTACCAAAGTTGAAAGGCATCCATTGGTTACAACAATTGATGCGAGCAATGCAAGTTGAGAACAACGTAGATGTTGAAGATTTGCTTGTACAATACAAACAAAAATTGGCTGATTTTTCTAAGCGATACCCTCTGCTTGATAAATTGAGTTCGTATGCAAATGAGGGTGATGTGTGTGAGTATATTAATTTGGTTGACACAGTGAAAGGTGTTTAAGATGTTTCCGTATTTGATTCAAGGTTCTAATGTTGTGGTTGTTATTGATAATACACCACACACAATTTCTAAAACCCATATCACCTATCAAAAGGTAGTTGATGCCATCAAGGCAAGTGATTGGGAAACTGTACGTGATACAATCAATCCTAAAAAGGTTGTGTTGAATTACGGCGCAGGCAATATTGAAGTACAAGGCGAGAAATTGTTTTGGAAAGGCACAGAGATGCATGGTGCTATTGTTAACCGTATGGTTGAGATGTTGCAATCAGGTTTTCCAATTGAACCATTGGCCAACTTCATGCAGAACATGATGGAAAACCCTTCGTTCCGTGCTGTGAATGAGTTGTATGGTTTCTTGGAAAAGAATCGTTTGCCAATTACAGGCGATGGTCATTTCTTGGCATACAAAAAAGTCCGTGACGATTATAAAGATTGTCATACAGGCACAATGGACAATTCTGTTGGTATGTTTGTGGAGATGGAACGTAACCAAGTTAATGATGACAAGAATCAAACTTGCTCTGCTGGTTTGCATTTCTGCTCTGAGTCCTATTTGGCTCACTTTGGCGGCGAACGCACTGTGATTGTTAAAATCAATCCCCGTGATGTTGTATCCATTCCAACAGATTATGACAATGCGAAAGGCCGTGCCTGCCGTTATGAAGTGATTGGTGAAGTTGGTGTGATGCCATCTGATGAAGAAGAATTCACTGCACCTGTGCAAGAAAACGCAAATAGCTGGCCCGCAAGGTGGTAACCACCTGTGCAAGAAAACGCAAATAACTGGATTGAACCTTAATGAGTTACTACATGAAGTCAGGCAATACATTTCGTATTGCCACTAGAGAATCAATGGACCTACATGAGGTTCTACCTGCTGGCAACTATGTTGTCAAGCAGGATCCATTCGAAAATTTCTATATCGAACAGATTGAGAATTTTGATGTGCCTACAAAACTGTATGGTGATACGATTCGTAACACTGAACGTATCATCAACAGTTTTTGGAATCGTGAGAAATCCACAGGTGTAATGCTCGTGGGTGAAAAAGGTTCAGGTAAAACCTTGCTGAGTAAAAACATTTGTATTGAAATGGCCAAACAAAATGTGCCAACTATTGTTATCAATGCTGCATGGCATGGTGATAAATTCAATACACTGATTCAATCTATTCAGCAACCATGTATTGTGATGTTTGATGAATTTGAGAAGGTGTATAACAGTGAAGAACAAGAAGCATTGCTGACATTATTGGATGGAATTTATTCAACCAAGAAATTGTTTATGTTGACCAGTAATGATAAATGGCGTGTTGATTCGCATATGCGTAACCGACCAGGTCGTATCTTCTACATGGTTAACTTTAAAGGTTTGGATGAGGCATTCATTCGTGAGTACTGTGCCGATAACTTGAATGATAAATCACATACAGAACGAATTGTAAACATTGCTTCTGTATTTTCAGCATTTAACTTTGATATGTTGAAGGCAATGATTGAAGAAATGAATCGTTACAATGAATCGCCACAAGATGCAATGCGTATCCTTAACGTGAAGGCAGAGTTTGATTCTGGTGCTACATATGCTATTGAAGTCTATCGTGGTGACCGTAAGGCTGACCGTGTGAGTCCAACAAAATGGACAGGTACACCATTGTCATCAAAAGATATCAGTGTCAGTTATTGGTTCAAATCTTTAAATAAAGTAGAACCACAAGAAACTAAGGGTTTGCAACTCTTGGCCACAGCGGTTGTTGATGATGAACAAGGTGAAGATTCAGGTTGGAACGAAAGAGATTTTGGCAACGATGACTTGGTGAAATTCAACAACAAAACTGGCCAGTTCATCTTTGAGAAAAACGGCACCACTATTATTTTAATGAAAGAATCACCTAAGTATTTCAACTTCGATGCATTTTAAGGATTAAATATGAGTACAGAAGAAGATAAAATCAAACACTCAAAACGTTTGCAGAATGATGAGATTGCCATCAAAAAACAAATGAAAATTGCCAAACGCCACGGCATGGATGTTAAAGAACCTCACAAGTTTGCCAAACACCATGCCATGGATTGTGGAAACCCTGAATGTGGATTATGTGGTAATCCTAGGCATATATCTAAAGATAGCCTCACAATCCAAGAGAAATCCTTTAAACAAACCGAAAAGTGGGAGACAGAATGATTGTTTTAGTAGTACTTGCCATTGAGTTGATTTTCATGTATAATACCAATATGTGGATGTCATAACTGGAGAAAAATATGAGTTTAAACCGCAATCAAACCGCTTTTGTTAAAGCAGCCGAAGAATTGTATGGCACAGGTTCTATTTTGACCCGTGACGGCATTCAACAAGTTATTGAAGAAAATGACCTTTCTTTTCCACACTGGTTTGTAACCAAGTCTGATTATAGAGTTGGTCGAGGAGAATATAAATTGCCTAACATCGGCACCAAGAAAACAATTGTTAAAGAACCTGAACTTGAAATTGCATTGGCTGCACAAGTTTTAGAATTCAAACAACCTAAACTAGTTGATGACTCTGACGTATCAATTCCTACAAAGTATAAAGATTATGTGCCATTTGGATTTTTTAAAGATTTGCGTAATATCATTAAGTCTGATTTGTTTTATCCTGTGTTCATTACAGGCCTTTCAGGTAATGGTAAAACCCTCATGGTGGAACAATCTTGCTCGGAGCTCGGGCGGGAGTGCATTAGAGTTAACATTAGTATTGAAACTGATGAATCGGATTTGCTCGGTGGTCCTACTCTTGTTAATGGGAACGTTGTTAATCGTGACGGTCCTGTTATTACAGCAATGAAGCGTGGCGCCATTCTGTTGATTGATGAAGTTGACCGTGGTTCTAATAAGTTGATGTGTTTGCAAGGTATCTTAGAAGGCAAACCATACTACAACAAGAAAAACGGTGAGATGGTATATCCAAAAGATGGGTTCAACGTCATTGCTACTGCAAACACTAAAGGTCGTGGTAGTGAAGAAGGTCGTTACCTTTCACAGATTCTAGATGATGCATTCCTAGAACGTTTCCCTATTACAGTTGAACAGGAATATCCTGATGTTAAGACTGAAAAGAAAATACTTTCACCATTGATTGCTGACCAGGATTTTGTTGAGAAGTTGACACAATGGGCTGATATTGTTCGACAATCATTTGACCAAGGTGCTGTTGATGAAGTTATCTCCACACGCCGTTTGGTCCACATTGCTAAAGCATTTAAAATCTTTGGCGACCGAATGAAAGCTATTGAACTATGCGTGGCACGGTTCGACACAGACACCAAAATGGCGTTCCTCGACTTGTATTCCAAGGTTGATGCGAAAGTTGATGCTCCCGTAGGAAAAGCCCCTACGGTGGTAAATACGGATGAAATTCCATTCTGATGTAAAAAAACAACACTGGATGGTTGCCAACATGCCATCTTTGTGTTATAATTCATATGTTGGTACTCTTATCATGTAATTTTGAAAGGACTTAAAATGTCAAACACCGTTCGCTCAGGCAAACAAAATCGCCACGAAAAAATCACCGTAACCCTTTTGTCAGGTAAACCTGTATCTCCAGATGAGATTAAGTCCTGTTTCAAAGGCACGGATCAAGAAGCGGTTCTCTATCGCTTATCCACAAACATCTATAACATCCGCAAAGATGGCGGTATCATCAAGGTGCATAAAACCGGCCGTGCTGTAACAGCATATCAGTTGGTTAATTATACCGAGTTTGATAAGAATGGTCGTTATGTTGGCGCACCTAAAACAACACCTGTTGCACAACCAACAACTACTGAAACTGCTGAAGCCTAATGCTTCGTCCCACTATAAACGGAGAAGTTATGAACTGGTCTAAATTTTTGATGCGAGCAGCAATAGTTGCATTCCTACTTTCTTTGAATTCATTATTTGTTATGTTGCTTTGGAATATGTTTCTTATTCCCGCAATTAATGGTGTGAATGAAATAGGTTTTATCACAGCAATGGGTTTAACTGCTCTTTTTGGCATTCTATTTAAAGACAATGGCATCAAGGCGAACTTCAATGAATAAGTGGGACCGAGATAACCTGGATTTTATTATGAATACGACCAATGAAGGTTTTGATGAATGGCTGGATCAAGCCGATAACGATGATGTTGCCTATGCATTAGAATTAATTCGTATGGCAAAAGCTGAATTGATGATTCAGGAAATGGAATTCACTGATGATGTGTCCAATTTTACTGAAGCATCACAGTTAATTGAAAGGATTAAAAATGTTTAACAAAACTTTGAGATATGGTATGTTTACTATTCTTTTTTTAGTGATAGCTGCGTGTTCAACTCCCAAATTGGATGGTTTCGAAAAAGCAAAGGTCATTGAACGTGCTGAAGTAATTCGGTCGTCTAAAGATTGTATAGACGCAAAAATGCGTCCAGTGATTCAAACACTGCCGCAGAAAACGGATCATGGCACAATCATGTATCCAGTTTCTGTTCAATGTGAAGTGGCTTATCGTCAATAAGGTGATTTAAATGTATTCCGAAATCGTCAATGATTCTGGTATTTCCCAACACACAATGGAAATCATTGTATTTGGTGCTATTGGTGTATTTGTTCTTGGTCTTGTTTTCTTTCTTTGGTGGAAACAAATCATCATTGGTGTTATGGCTTTAGCTGCGGTTGTTGTCTTGGCCAATCACAGACCAAAAACACCAGTGGTGCCTAAAGTTGAGCAAGAGCAAATCATCATTGAAAAGGTAATTATTCCTGAAAATCCTGTCCATATTGAATTAGATGAAAAGAAGATTCAAGAAGGTGTGGATCCACAACCGACCAACAAAGAAGAATTGATGACAAAACCAGAAGATGATAGAAAATATTTCATCGAGGATTGCCTACAATTTACAGACTATAATAAATCTCAGTGTGAGGCAATTTGGGATAAGAAAGACACCTCTGAAACCAAGTTGTTAGATGTTGAGAATGTAAAATATAAACAACGGCGTGCTGAAGCATTAAAGAAACCTAATGCTGTTGTTGCACACTACACATTAAGATAAGGAGTTAGTATGATGATTAGTTTGTACCGTGGTATTGTTGATATTCTTACCAATCAAACAGAAATTTTGAATAAACAGTTTATCAAACACATTCGCACCTTTAATGATGGTGACCCTACAGAAAACTTTGGCACAGCAGGATTCTGGAATCTGATGCTTGAAGTGACCTATATTTTTTATGTAAAATGTTTTGTTGCAGTTGGCATTGGCATTACACTTGCATTGGCTGTTGTTTTCTTTCCATTGTATGCTTTACGTAAAGCAACCAGTGGTGCATTTATTGGTGCTATGCCAAGATATGAACAACCAATGACATACGAAGAACCAAAGATTGAACCTATTCAGGAGAAAAAATAATGGCTACATGGAGTATTAAACCGGAATGGAAAAAATCCATTATTGAACGTAATCATCTATCATTAGGTGATAATAAAATTGTGATTGAAACTGGTTGGCGATGGGGTGAATTTCACATTCAAACGCCGCCGTCTGATGGTGATACACCGCCAGTATTGGAAGAAGGTGTAGATTTATATAGTTGTGGTTATGATTGTGAGATGATTGAATTGGATGATGGTTGTTGGGAAGAACACGATTTCGATGACTGTGATGATGAAACCCGTGAATGGTTAGAAAACTTCTTTGAAGAAGGTAATTCATGGTTAGACCTTGAAGATAATGGTTGGTCTAATGATGATTGTGAGATGATTATCAACTGTGAAATGGCCATTGAAAGAGTGGACTAATGGCTATTATTGATCCATGGAATTTGCCTATTGATATTAAAGAAATGGAATATGCCATCAAAGGCAATATGATTAAAGCGCAACTTATTGTTAGTGACTTGGAACAGTTGCGGATGAATGTTGCAACATTTCAGGATGATATCAAACAAAGGTTGTTAATAGTCCTGCTGGATGAATTGATGAAAACTAAAAGTGTTGAATTTACAAAGATGCCTCACCACAGCCATGGCCTTACATATTTCCGAGCAAGGATGTTTGCCGTGCCTGATGACCAGGTAAGGATCCTACGTGTGTCGCAATTAAACAACAGTGTGGCTTGACATATATAACTACCCATGTTATAATATCACCATAAGGAAATAATACTATGAAGATTGCAGTTTGTTCAGATATTCACCTAGAATTTGGTACTATCAGCCTCGACAATACCGAAGGTGCTGATGTACTCATTCTTGGCGGTGATATTTGTGTTGCTAAAGATTTAAATACAAGGGACGAATATGCGCTTGCTGACCGCTTTGGCCGCTCTGAGGCGTGGCATACATTCTTTCAAGAATGCTCTGCTAGATTCCCTCATGTTATCTACATCGCTGGAAATCACGAACATTATCACGGTGATTTTAGGGATACTATTACAAGGCTTCGTGATAAGCTTGGTTATCTACGCAATTTACATATCTTAGATAAACAAATTCTAACTGTTGATGATGTAACATTCATTGGCGGTACTTTGTGGACTGATATGAACAAGGAAGATCCAATTACATTGTTGCACATGAAAGGCATGATGAATGACTTCCGTTGTGTAGATAATAGTGACCGTGTGGTCAACTACAAAGCACCAATCTACAAAAAAGATGGGAATGGTGAATACATCACACAAAAAATTGGTGAAGTAAATTCATTGATTGAAGATGGTTTTGAATTCAAGCAACGTGTTTCTCGGTTCTCACCAGAAGATTCGGTTGAAGACCATCGTAAAATGTTGGGTTACATTCAGTCTGTGATTGAAGGTAAGTTTGATGAAAAGTTTGTTGTTGTGGGTCACCATGCACCAAGCAAATCATCAACCCATCCTCGTTATGCTGATGAACAGATTATGAATGGTGGTTATAGTAGCGCATTGGACGAATACATCATGGATCATCCACAAATCAAATTGTGGACTCATGGTCATACACATGAAGATTTCGACTACATGGTTGGTTCTACTCGTATTGTTTGTAACCCCCGTGGTTATGATGCATATGAAGACCGTGCTGATAGATTTCAATTGAAATTTGTGGAGGTTTGATGAACGAACAACTTAGAGAACTTGTCCGAGAATCTTACCTAGATGTATATGGTCTAGGCAAAGAACGGTATAAGTGGGAATATACAATTGAGAAATTCACCGAGATGATTGTGTTAAGGTGTACCGATATCATAAAAGAAAATAAACAATTTGCCAAGGATCATAGGTGGTCTTCCCGTGAATTGGCTGATGTATGTGTGTTTGAAATTGAAAAAACTTTTGGAGTTGAAAATGGAAAAGAAACTGTATCTAGTTGAAACTGTATCAATGTTTCGTATGCGTTATGTGGTTGAGGCTCATGAAGAATCTCATGCACATGATGAATTCATTATGGAAATTGGCAAAGATTCTTTCAAAGAATTTTCACAACATCATATTGATGAGGTGATTGTTTCTAGTCGTGAATTATCTGCAAAAGATTATTTAAAATTGTTTGACGCAGATAACGATTACTGTAAGAATTGGGACATTGCCGACAAAATGAAATCAATCAACTCCATTGATTACAAAGAATGAAGAAGATTCTAATCACCGGTAGTTCTGGTTACATTGGCCAACACCTTTGTCAGGTGTTGAGTAATGAATATGTTGTTGGTTTGGATCGTGTGTTCAAACCACAACTTGCAGAAAAATTTATACAAGAAGATATTGACAACATGAATTGTTTGAATGACCATTATGATGTTGTGGTTCATTTGGCTGGATTAGTGAATGTCGGTGATTCTGTAAAATGGCCGATGCGTTACTACCAAACAAATGTTGGTGGTACAATGAATCTTTTGGAACGTGTGAGTTTTGACCATTTCATCTTTGCATCAACTGGCGCAGCCTCTGGTGCAGAAAGTCCATATGCAATATCAAAAAAGATTACTGAAACAATTGTTCGTAATTATTGCACATTAACTAACAAAGACCAAACAATTTTCAGGTTCTACAACGTTATTGGTTCTGCATACAGAATTGATCCAACGAACCATGATGGTTTGATGTACAATTTAATGAAAGCGAGAGAAACAGGTGAGTTCAATTTATATGGTAATGATTATGATACACTTGATGGTACCGCAGTTCGTGATTATATACACGTACTTGAAATATGCGAGGCCATTAAACTTGCTATTAGACGACCTTCAAATATCCTCTTGGAAAACCTAGGCAGCGGGCAAGGTTACACAGTACAACAAACTATAGATACATTCAAAAAGGTGAATGGTTGTGATTTTAAAGTAAATGTGATGCCACGTAGAGCAGGTGACTTAGCACATTCTGTTTTGCATGATGTGTCGCCGTATATGAAAAAAGTTTTTACACTGGAACAAATGTTAAAATTATGAAAATCTATTTCTCAAATTATCGTAACCACTGGATTTCTCCATATACAATTTTGGAGAAGATTTTCTTTTGGCGTGAGATTGACTATGATGAACCAATCATCGAAAAGTGGTCCAATCGTCTAATGCCATTGTCAACCGCATACATGAAATTCATGGACTTTATTCATCCACAAATTCGTTATGTAAAAATCGACAGATGGGATACATGGAATATGGATGGCACATTGTCACCAATTATTCTTCCAATGTTGAAACAGTTGCACACCACGAAACATGGTTCGCCTAATGTTGATGATAATGATGTGCCAGAAGAATTGAAGTCTACCTCAGCACCACCAAAAGAAAATGTATATGATGTGGATGCCAATCATTTCAAACGTTTCGATTGGGTCATGGATGAAATGATTTGGGCTTTTGAACAACTACAACCAGATAATGATTGGGAACAACTGTACACTTCTGGTGTTGCTGATTGGAATTTTGTGCCTGTTGATGTAGAAGGCAATGAAGTGCCTAAAAGTGAACAGAGATATACTGAAATGCGCCATGGACCAAATCATACATATGAGATAGATTGGGAAGCTCGCAACAAACACCAAGAACGCATCACTAATGGTTTGCGTTTGTTCGGCAAATATTATCAAGCACTATGGGACTAATATGGTTAATGTACTACAAAAACTTGAAGAAGAAATGTCTGAGATAAAACTCCGTATAAAAGAGTTGGAACTCATTGAAAAAGAAAATGTGGCATTGCGTGAATTGGTGCATCACCTTGCAGCACGACCTGCACCATATCAACCAGACCCTTATGCACCACCATATAAGGTGACTTGTTAATGTTATCATTCATTCATTATGTGTCGGCCTTACGTAGGTTGAAAGAATCCGAAAAGACTGTCTATATGTTAGGTGGTGAACAAGAAGCACCACCAATGATCCTGGCGCAACGGGATATGATTAAACATGAAGTTGAATATTATCAAGAAGAATCCATCAAACTAGCAATCTTTATAGGTGCAGTTGCCTTAATTGGCACCGCAGTGTATAATCTACTTTTACAATTAGGAAAAATATGAAAACTTGGTTACTTTGGTTAAAAGAAAATTATGTGAAACTCGTTGGTTACATACTAATGGTTGTTGCCATTTTATTGTTTATGTTGGCAATTGTCACCAGACCTACACCAACAGTAGATGTATTAAAAGACTTTAAAGATGGTATTCAAAACCACCTTGTATGGTCGATTAAGGGTGAATGTTTCTTTGTACGTCCACACACAGAGCAAACAGTATATTTAATTCGTGTGGCTGATTGTGATAAGAAATAAGGAGTCACTATGAGTTTATTTGTTGAAGTCAATTCCCTTGAAAAGGGTTGTCCTGTTATTATTAATTTGGACCACATTATTGAAATTGCACCATTGGCTAATGGTGGATGTGCATTGTTTACACTCGATGGTGCAGGTATGAATTCTAAAAATGCCATGAAAGTTTCCGACAGTTATGATTTGTTCAGACAATTCGCTATGCAGACTGTAACAGTAGAAGATATTGAACGCCGTTTTCCTAAAGTTTCTACATCATCTGAAACTACAAAGAAAACTAAAAAATCAGAAGAAATTGAAATTCCTAAATTTGGTGGTTAAACAATGAAGTTTGAAATGGCAGGTCAACACTACAACTACTTGGGGGGTTTTAATGACAAACAACCAGGAACAAAAATTACTATAGAATTTGAAGCAGAACAACTGCAAGACATTCTAGAAGAATTTACCATGTTTCTACGTGGATGTGGTTTTACAATTAACGGCACATTAGATGTAATACCAGATGAGGAATATTATGCAGCAACTATTCGCACCGACAATTCAATGGATTAAAAATGATTGGCGCAGTAATCACATTCGTTTTGTTATTGAGTTGCTCGCTTGGGCTATTTCTATTGGTTGCAGCATCACTATGGCAGTCACGGTACCAAACCCTCCACTCTTGGTTCTTTATCCTGTGTGGATTACTGGTTGTGCTCTCTATGCTTGGGCTGCTTATACTCGGAAATCATTTGGGATGCTGGCTAACTACATCTTGTTGACAGCTATCGACACATTTGGTTTGATTAGGATGTTAACATGAGTACAACTTTAACAACCAATACATTTTACGGCATTTTGCCGAGTGTTAGTGCCGGAGGCACAGGTATGGCAATGCAGACAACACAAGCAACATCATTCGTAATGGTTGAACCTATCGGTTATGAATTTCAGGTAGTTGAATATATGGAAGGCGATAGAATTGCAAAGGTTGCTTTACAGGTTAAACGAAACATACATGACCAATATGGCAACATAAAGACACATGGTATGTGGATGGATGTTCCTAGGATTAAAATTCCTTATGTGGCGCCTGTGGTGTAAAGCTTTAGGTGAAAAGAGTGGTAACAATAACAGCGAGGCCAATAAAATTGCTTGCATCCGGACTGTTATTGTGTTATCATACATCATAGCCAACCTTTTTATTATTGCCGGAGTAATCCATCACTGGTGACAACATGAACATTTTTTACCTTCACAATGACCCAAAAGTGTGTGCAGAAATGCATAACGACAAACATTGTATCAAAATGATCCTCGAATATGCTCAATTACTTTCTACTGCTCATCGTGTTCTTGATGGCGTGGAACTTGAAGGTATTTCTGCTTCAGGAAGAAAAAGGAAATTCTGGACACTAGGTGATAGTCGTGATTATACATTGTATAAGGCTACTCATATCAATCATCCTTCAGCAATATGGGTGAGAAAGTCTTATGAAAACTATGAGTGGTTGTATACTATGTTCATTGAATTGATGAAAGAATATACATATCGTTATGGTAAAAACCATGCCTGCGAAAAATTGATTGAATCACTATACACACCACCAACACATATTCCCAAAGGCGTTGGCTTCACAGAACCAACACCTGCAATGCCTGATGATGTAAAAGTGGCAGGCGATTCAATCAAGTCATACCGCAATTACTATATAAATAATAAGACGCACCTCGCTTCATGGCGAGGAAAATTTAACTCACGACCAGTGCCAAGCTGGTTTCAAACCGCATGATTTATACATTTTTGAATAAAAATACAAGTGAAATTGAAGAACATACGATGCGCCTTGCAGAGTATGATGAGTTTAAGTTAAATAACCCCCATCTAGAACGTTACTTCACAGTCGATGGCATTCCAGGCCTAGGCGATGGTATGCGTATGGACACACCAGGAACTGGTAAGGCCGACTCCACATTTGAAAAGTATGTCATCAATCGTATGAAGGAAACTATTCCTGGAAATACAATGAGTGGTCATAAAACTAAAATGCCAAGGGAATGGTAATGGCGCAGATACCAGCCCTATTTCTACCAAAAAAGAAAATTGAGGAGATACCTGAGGTAAAGAATTCCAGCAAGAATCGGAAGAAAAAGAAACCCGATACTACTAAAAAAGTTTCAGCAATATTTCAAAGGGGAATTGATGGTTACCAAAAAAACAACAGCCAGATACGCAGCGGAACAGTTACAAGATGATGAGAATAAGACAAGGCATCAACCAGCAGTAAACAATTCATTGAGAATTAAACCAGACCATCTAAAGACGTTTGATCCACTAACAGAAAATCAAAGATTATTCTTTGAGATGTATAAAGGCGGTGCCTACTTTATGGGACTATTTGGTAGTCCTGGGGTAGGCAAAACTTTTTTGGCACTATATAAATCATTAGAAGAAGTATTAGACAAGTCCAATTCATTCAAACAAGTAGTAGTTGTAAGGTCACTTGTGCAATTACGTGACGTTGGTTATTTACCAGGCAATCTTGAAGAAAAACAAGAAATCTATGAATTACCTTACAAAGAGATTGCGGCCACATTATTTGGTCGTTCCGATGCATGGGATAGATTAAAGGAACAAAATCATGTACGATTTATTTCTACTACTGCCATTCGTGGTATTTCTATTGATGATGCTATTATTATAGTTGATGAAAATCAGAATTTGAATTGGTCAGAAGTAAATACAATTATCACCCGTGTTGGACATAGGTCCAAAATCATATTTTCAGGTGATTTTAAACAAACTGATTTGATTAAGAGTAACAAAGACCAAACAGCATTCCATAGTTTCTTGGAAGTGGCACGTAAGATGCCGTCCTTTCAAGAAATATACTTTACACCAGACGATATTGTTCGTTCCAGTTTAGTTAAACAATGGATTGTGGCCTGTGAAGACCTAGGTTACTAAGATAAATACTATTCCAAACTAAGATAAATACTATTCCAATAATAAGAGGAAATAAAATGATTTTTGAAATTGAAGCCACACGATTTGAAGATGGTGATAAAAGAGTTTTTCACTATGACAATATGGCTAATGTGTTGAAAGATTCTGATGGTAATGTGTTTGAATATCCGGCAGACCAAATGCCACAACATTCTTTGAAACCTTACAAACCATTTGACAAGAATCGTCCACTAAAAAAATCAAAATTAATCAGCCATTTGAAGATTCAGATGGGGTTGAGTTGTAACTATTCTTGTGATTATTGTTCACAGAAGTTTGTTGAACGCCAACCAGAAACCTCTAAAAAAGATATTGATGTTTTTATGGAGAAATTAGATAATCTTCATTTTGATGAAGATGTTGGTTTAAGAGTTGAATTTTGGGGTGGTGAACCACTTGTTTATTGGAAAACAATGAAGCCATTGGCTGAGGCCATTGCAGAAAAATTTGACAGTTGGAAAACTAAACCTATTTTTAGTATCATTACAAATGGTTCTATTTTAACTGATGAAATTATTGATTGGTTAATGATGATGGATTTTGCTGTGTCAATTTCACATGATGGACCGGGTCAATTTGTACGTGGTCCTGATCCTTTTGATGATCCAGAACAAAAAGAACGTATACTTGGATTCTATCGCATGATGACAAAACTAGGTAAAAGTTTCAGTTTCAATGCAATGTTGAATGCTAAGAACCAAAGTAGAAAAGAAATCTATGATTGGTTTGTAAATCTCACAGGAGATGAAAATGTTATTATTGGTGAAGGTTCAATGGTTGATGCCTATGATGAAGAAGGTATTTCGTATTCACTAATCACAAAACAAGAACATTTTGATTTTAGACAGAAGGCTTTTGGTGAGTTATATGCTTCTGATGGTAAAATTGGTTTCTTGCCTCAGCTGGGTAAAATTGATGATTTAATGGCCTCAATTTTGAGTCATAGAGAATCTAAATATTTAGGTCAAAAATGTGGTATGGACGATGAACATACAATTTCAGTTGACCTACGTGGTAATGTGATGACCTGTCAGAACGTAAGTTCTTTGGAAATCTCAAAGAATGGTGAATCGCACCATGGTGGTACATTGGATAATTATTCAAATGTTGAATTAAAATCTGTCACACATTGGTCAAATCGTAAAGAGTGTCCAGAATGTCCAGTGTTACATATATGTAAAGGTGCATGTATGTTCTTGGATGAAAAATATTGGGATATCTCATGTGCAAATGCATATTCAGATAATGTGGCCTTGTTCGCAGCTGCTTTCACTGTGATGACAAATGGTTATATACCAACTTTGATTAAGAGTGATACTTTACCATTAGATAGACAAGACATTTTTGGTACGATTTTTGAACATAATGAAGAAAATAAGAAAAAAATCATACCAATCAAGGTAGTTAAAGAGATTATTGGAACTGTTGATGATGTTGCGGTATATGGCAAATCTCGTTTGGAAACCTAAATAATAATAACAACATTTTAAAGATAGAGAAAAAATGGCAACACCAGATATAAACAGTTCAATTGCAATTTCTCAAATTAATACTGAGGTTGGTAGAGCTGCAACCACAGCAAGTACGAGCTTAAACTTTTTAAATGGATTTTTGAAACCTGCTGGCACATTGGTGTTGAATCCCGGTGGTACAGTATCAACACCTAGTCCACAAAGGCAGTCAAATCCACAGAATATGAACGTATATCGTGGTGGTTTAACTCATTACCAAAAAAATAATGGTGGCAATTGTAATAATGTAAACAATAAAGAACAGAATTGTAGTGTTTCTGGTTCTTCAAGTATTCAATGTAATGCAACAAATAACTGCACTGCAATTAACTGTGCTAATTGTGATACACAAAAATGGTTACAAAGCGGAAATTGCCAATTGGCAACCACACCAGTATACAACTGCACGAACAACCAAAATTGTTTCACCTATAATTGTAATTGTTCTAAAATTATTTGTACCAAGTTGTTTGATTTGGGATTGATGAAGAAAAACATTTTTGTGGCTGACCAAGCATTTGGTGAACAATTAAAGAAAACACATCCGGATATATACAATGGTTATCGTGCATGGGCTGAGATTGTTGTTGATTGGATGGACGGTAAAGGACCTAAGATGATGCCTTGGATGTCCGATGAAGATTTTAGTGTTGCTGCAAAAAAGTGGTCTATCACATGGGCACATGATATTGCAACACCTTGGGCTGAAGAAATGGCCTATATGATGGGTGAAAAAGAAACTGGTAGTTTGACTGGTAAAATGATGTTTGCATTTGGTACACCAATCTGTAAAGTTATTGGTGTGTGGCAACGCTGGTTTGGACCAAGTAAGAAAGAACCCGGTTTTATTAAAGGTGCGGGCCTTGTTGTAATTTTTGTTATGTTCAAATTGGTTGCTGAACTTGGACGTTTTATTGAAAAATTTATTCCAAAGAAGAAGGTTGCATAATGCCAACATATTCCATTAAAAGACCGGTTAAAATTTTAACGGATGATAGTGCAAAATATGTTGATGAACATATGACTTTTTTCTTTAATACATTCAGTTCAAATGCGTTTAATGCTTTAAACAAAGAAAAAAAGGAACGTGTTTATAAAGCACTAACTTACCATGAAAACATATTAATTAAGTTGTTTGGAAATTCGTTGTTAAAGAGTGATGTTTTTCTCCCAGAATTATTAAGAAATTCAGTAGATGTAATACAAGTTCATGAATATAAAGAATGGTTGGATAAACAATGAAAAAATATTCTTACACATATTTTCCGACCATAAAAACTTATGAAGGTGATAATATATTATTGGATACTAAAGTTATTTCAGATTTTTTAAAAAAAACTTTTATGGAAAGAATTTTAAATTTAACTGAAGAAGAAAAAAATGAATATTTTACTGTAGCTTATGAGTATGAAGATGTATTGACGGAACTTTTTGATTCTCAAGTAGAAAAAGTGGTACAAGCTAATTGGACAATGGATCCATTATACAGAAATCCAATAGAAGAATATGAAAATTATGTATCATTACCAAAAGATGAGGATTTAACAGATGAGGAACATGAGTTGAAATTACAAGTATTAAAAGAATTTAAAGAATGGTTTGAAAAACAAAACTATTGATTTTTTATTATGACACAAAATATTATGACAAGAGAAGACAGAGAAAAATACCATTGGTATCAAAATGCACAGAACATGTTTTGGCAAAGTCCAATTTGGGAAGTACAAACACGTTTTGATGAAGAATTTAATGAAACTCTGTTAGATGAAATTTATGGTATCGGCAAAGATATCGTATTGGGTAAAGACAAAGACCCAAACAACAGTATATGGGACTACAGTAGACCCAACTTAGATATACTTAAACAAGAAATTATAGACATTGTAACCAAGAAAATTGTGCAAAATATTCCACAACTCAGAATGTTAAATATTCGTGGTTGTGAACACTTCATGGGTTGGGTCAATGTGCGTGAACCAGGAGAACGCTTAGAGGTGCATGGACACACCGAATCTGCTATCGCAGCAACGTATTACATAAAGGCTAAAGAAGGTTGTGGTGACCTTGTGGCGTTTGATTCTGCACAAGCAATTGATTGGTTAAATAATACTCTAAGTAACACACCAAAATTGCGAGAACGTAGGTTTAAACCAGTTGAAGGTAGATTGATATTTTTTCCATCATATGTTTTGCATGGCGTTGATGAAAATAAATCTGATGATTTACGCATTTCATTGTCAACCGACCTAAGAAAAGTTGTAGACAAAAATGCACAGAATACGGTAATTTTAAAATCGTGGGCTGGCCGCATGGCAAAAATTAGAGAATGGAAATAATGTTTACAAAACTGGAAACAAATTTTGAAAAACCATTATATGCAGTTACCGACCCACTAAAAAATTTCAAACATGAAGGTAAAGGTATCGACTATAAAAAGATATGGTCACCTGAGGCTGACAAAATATATGGTGTGATACCAAAAAGGTACTGGCAGGATTTTCACTTGACAGTAATGACGATTGACTGTATAATCCCACCACATACGGATACGGAAATTATTACTTCAATCAACTTTTACCTACAAACAGAAAGTTGTACAACTACATTCTATAGACCAAAAGTTGGTAATCCACGAACATTGCAGGTGGATAATCAAACCGATGGGTATATATATTTTGAAGAAGATTTGATTGAAGTTGGTAGTTTTGTTGCTAAAGATTATGAGATTTGGTTACTTGATGTAAGTCAAATACATGGCGTTAAAGGTGAATTCAATTTACGTAAAGCCATTACCTTAGGAACTTTTGTTCATAAGTATGAGGATGTACTAGAGATGCTAAAGGAAACCAATAATGTCGTTTGTTAAATTGAAACACACATATGAATATATGCCACACACAATCATACCACAAGGTCGAGCAGATTCATTTGCCGGCAAATATGGATTAGGTGTAAGACATAATACAATTTGGACACCAGAACCAGAAAAAGAAGTATTGTATAAGGTTGTACCGGAAAGATATTGGAAAGATTTTCAAGTAACCAGAATGTCAATTAATAGTTTATTGTTACCACACGTTGATAATGACTTCATAACAACAATCAATTTTTATTATGACCCACAAAATTATAGAACGGTCTTTTTCAGAGCAAAACTAGGAGCAAATTCTTGGAAAACAGAAGAAGATAGACACTATGATGTGTCTGTAAATATGAAAGATGAAAAAGTTAATGTTGAAGAATTAAAAACTAGAGTTAAAGAGTTTGTGTCTGAAAAACAAAATATGCCAACATGTGAAGAAATAACATATGTTGATGCTGTATATACTTTTGATGATGTATATGAAATTGGATCTTTTATTGCTCAACCTAGTGAAGCATATTTGTTAGATGTGAGAATACCACATAATGTTGAACCATTAGGCGGCGAAGCAAAACTTAGAAAGGCATTTGCACTTAGAACTAAATTGTATGATTATGGCCAAGTGTATGAAATGTTACAAGAAACTGGAAACTTATAAAGGATAATAAATGTTTTTCGAAAAATTAGACTATACAGTAGATATTGAAAAATTAAAACAAGAAGTGAGAGAAAGTGTTTTCACTTTAGGTGACCAAGTTATACAAGGTGAAGAATATGAAACTCCAAAATACAATGGTTTTGGTGGTTGGAGTTTAATGTGTAAAGAAGCTACATGGACTGGCGGTTGGGAAGCTGTTCAACTGGAAAAAGGACAAACACTAGAATCCTTTTTACCAACAAATGAACTGGTACTAAAAGCTTACAAATACTTTAATATTTCTCATGGATTAGAACATGATAAACCAACTGAAGCTTATGTTGGTGAAATTAAAAAAGTAATGGACGACATTCGTGAAATGGGTTTTTATCCAACCAGAGTTAGGGTTACTTGTTTAAAAGCACACTCAAAAAGTTTGGTGCATAGAGATGCTGAAGAAACAGAATATATGGCACGTATTCATATTCCATTATTTACGAATAAAAAGTGTGTGCATATTTGTCAAGGTAAAAACTTACATATGCCAGCAGATGGTGGTGTTTGGATGCTTTGGGTGAATCAATGGCACCAAATTAGAAATGATTCGGATGAGGATAGATATCATATCATCATGGATGCTTATGATACAAAAAAAGTAACAAAATTCTTTAATTATGCCGGTGATTTTGAACAATTACAGGATTACGTCAGAGGATTCCGAGAAAAAATTGATGAGGTTGAATTAACCGATGAAGATATTGATTTTTTTGAGGCAATTAGAGAACGATATGTTACCAAAAAAGTTAGAGATAATGAATTTATTTAAATTATGACAGATACACATGGAATTATTTTCACCGGCATGGAGAGGACTAGAACAATTAGTCGACCAGCTGGTGCAGCAAGATTAAGAACAGTTTTAGACCAACATGGTTACAACGTTGAAGTTGTTGACTATTTTGGTAATTTCACAGATGAAGAACTTGAAACAATCTGCGCTAGATTTATTGGACCAAAAACTTTGTTTGTTGGTATTAGTATTACATTCATCTATGCATTTGATAAATTAAATAAAATATTCAAACACGTTAAAGAAAAATATCCACACGTAAAAACGCTGATTGGTGGCAATGAAACACCAATTGATGGTGTAGATTTGACTCAAGTTGATAGGGTGTTTTGGGGTTATGCTGAAGAAGCGGTATTACACTATCTAAAATTTTTAACCAAGAAACGTTTAGATGATTTAAAATGGGTGCCATACAGAGATACACTTTCTATCAATGCAGAAATGGCATATAAGAATGATGATACGGATTTATCTATTAAGTGGTTAGAGAGTGATTTAATCAAAAATAATTTTTTGCCTATTGAAATTAGTAGAGGATGTATTTTTAGGTGTAGATTCTGTGCATTCCCTTTGTTAGGTAAAAAGAAGAATGATTACATTCGTCATGTGGATAATTTGGCAGATGAATTTCGTAGAAATTATGAATTGTTTGGTGTTAACAACTATTGGTTCAATGATGATACATTTAACGACAACGTGGTCAAATTGGATTATGTTGCTGAGGCAATCGCCAAGAGTGGTGTTAAGATAACTTACACAGCATTTTTACGTGCAGATTTGATTGAGAGATTTCCTGAAACTATTTCTATGTTGGCTGATACTGGTTTGGTTGCTGCAACATTTGGTTTGGAAACTTTTCATCCAGAAGCGAAGAAAGCAATTGGAAAAGGCCTAGATAATGAGAGACAGTTTGAAGCAATTCGACAATTAAAAAAATATAAACCAATCTACACATATACGGGTATGATATGTGGTTTGCCTGGTGAACCTATATCGAGTGTTTACAAAAGTCAAAAGATATTGTTGGAACAAAATTTTGAAGTGTTTGATAATTGGGATTGGTGGCCTTTGTTAATTAGAAAAGGTTCTGTAAGTCGCCTAAGTGAATTTGAAAAGGAATGTGGAAAGTGGGGTTACACTGAAATGTCACCCGATGAATATACAATTTCAAAAGAGGATGATGATATGAGATATGGTGGAGATAGTGGTATAATGGCTTGGAAAAGTAAATACTCTAATTACTTTACGGCAAGAATCATTACAGCATTGTTGAATAATGAAACAGAGGAGCATCGTATTGCTGCTGGTAAATCCATTTATGGAAATGCCAACAAAGGTGTTAGTATTAACCATGATGTATTTGAATTGGTTGGTATGGGTATTGATATAAAAGATATTATTGACGGAACATTTGATAAAACTTTTTTGAATAAAAAAATTGAAGAAGCGGATCAAACTATCCTTGAATACAAAAAATTAAAGTTAGGATTATAATGTTCATTTATTGCCCACCAAAAGAGATTCCAAAAATTGAATCTCAAACTTTTCCTGACGGGAAAAGATATTATGTCACGCCTGATGGTAAAAAGTTACCATCGGTGACCACAGTGGTGGGTGCTCAGAAAAAAGAGGCCATCATGGCATGGCGCCGTAGAGTTGGTGAAGAAGTTGCAAACAAAATCTCCAAACATGCTACATCCCGTGGTACCAATATGCATACCATGTGTGAATATTATTTGAACAATGAAACAAAACCACCAGGCACTGTTATGCCTGATGCCAAAGAGATGTTCATATCAATCAAACCACATCTAAACAAAATCAATAACATACACTACCAAGAGGTCGGACTGTGGTCTGCACAACTAGGATTAGCAGGTCGTGTAGATTGCATTGGTGAGTATGAAGGTAAGTTATCAGTCATTGATTTTAAAACATCAAAGAAGATTAAAAAGCGTGAAGATATTTTAGATTATTTTTGGCAATGTACTGCATATGCATTGATGTATGAAGAATTAGTTGGTACACCTATTGATGATTTGATAATCATTATGGCCGTGGATAACGAACAACCAATGATTTTCAAAGAAAAAACACAAGACCATATTGAAGGCCTGGTTAAAGCAATTGATTATTACCATAAAAACAGTTGACATGATATTGCGGTTGTGTTACAATAATAAATAATGTTATGGTTGTATGAAGCAACTAGAAATGTGTTCTGGACGGGGGTGCGAATCCCCCCAGGTCCACCATAAGCATATTAGTGGTCTTGAAACCCACAATTCATAGTTAAGTCTATGTGCTAGTATGCTTCTGATGGGCCTGCATAGTTTCGACAGGGCAAATAGTACAGAAGTGGACAGCTCATCAGAGAAGATGTTAAAACTAAATCAAAGTAAACGCAAACGACTCACAGTTCGCATTGGCAGCCTAAACGCTGACTAGGGTTTCGGTTGGTTTCCTCGTAACAGAATAACCAACCACTTAATGGAGGTATGATGCAGTCAATTTGGTGTAGGAATGAAATTAAAATCGCTGATGAATTGATGGAATTGGCACCAAAATTACGTGATGAATTTTTAGAATATCATAAAGACTTTCACACCACATTTAAAGGCGGTGTATCATATGCTGCATCAAACCCACATGCTGTTTTGGATGAAAAAGAAAAGAATGATTGGAAGGTTGAAGGACTACGTTATGCATTACCTGAACAAAAGGTTGAACATAATTTCTTTTTACAACCAAGAATACGCAACATATTTCCAACCGCATCAACGCTAACACAACAGTATATTGCTCACATTGGTTGTAGTGGTTACAGTGTACTAGAATCAGGTGGTGTTATTAAAAGTCATGTAGACATTGAGAATCGTTCACGCAACACAGTAAGAATTCATATACCATTAATCATACCAGAAGGTGATGTTGCACTGGAAGTTAATGGTATAAAGCAGGATTGGTCCGACTTATTTGCATTTGATAATGCTGAATTGCATAGTGCATATAATAAGACTGATAAAAGGAGACTAATTTATATCATAGATATATCTAAGTCGATTTTGTTTAACAACTAGGAGTTAATTTTGAAGAAAATCAGTTTAGTTTTGGCCTCTTTGGTCATGAGTGCCGCAGCGATGGCACAAGGTTATGGTTCATTGGAGTATTCTGATGAAACAAATCGTGCAACAAATGTCTCTAATATTAAAGAAGCAATTGTTATTGGTAATAAAGTTGGTTCTACCGACTATAGCCTTAAAATGGAAAACAGCCAAACTGCACTTGGTAGTGGTTCAATTTCACAAGGACTAGAAGTTCGTGTGAAACAATCTATCGGTGCTTTCTACGTTGGTGGACGTTTGGGTGAAAGAGTAACCAGTTCAACACATTTTAGTCATTATGCAGTTGATGCTGGTGTTAAGTTCCCATTGGTTGCTGGTTTGTCTGGTGATGTTGGTGCTCGTTATCGTAATGCATTTGATACTACAAACGCATATCAAACGACCCGTGTTCACACAGCAGTCGGTTACGATTTGACCAAACAAGACAAAGTTGCAGTTCGTTGGAGCCGTTCATATGGTGACGAAGAAAAAGATGCATGGCGTCTACAGTACACACGTAGTTTTTAATACGTATAAATAAGTATATGGGTTCGGTGGGACCCATTTAAATAATCCACCAACACACTTACACAACACAAGGAGAAAACTATGTCAAACATGACACCCTTTGAAATCCGTCTTGAACTATTAAAAATGGCAAGAGACATGTTATATGATTCATACAACGCAGAACGAGACCGTCTACAACAAGACTGGCACATCAAATGCGAAACGGCAAGGTCTAAAGGTGAAATACCACCTGAACATCCAGGATTGCCGACCATCCCCTCAGAAACAGACATTATTAGCAAAGCTACATCTTTAAATAGTTTTGTATCTAATACACCGGTAACACCTGAAATCAAGGTTACCAGAAAAACATCCTGAGGGTTAAGGGGGTTTTTCCCCCTTTAAACAAACGAGGAGTAGCAATGAAGTTTTTATCAACTTTATTATTTTCTTTATCATTATTGATTTTACCTTTAACATCCCAAGAACAAACAATTCCAATAGAAAGAGTGGTTTCACAGGATTTAAATAAACAATTACTTTGCATGGCCAAAAACATCTACTATGAAGCCGCAAACGAATCTTTTGAAGGTAAATTAGCAGTAGCACAAGTTACAATGAATCGTGTGAATAGTCCATTTTATCCCAAAACAGTTTGTGAAGTGGTATATCAAAAAACGGGCCGCACATACCAATTCAGTTGGGTTGGTGAGAATGTTGGACCGGTTAGGAGCAAATATGCATGGGAAGAATGCCTAATTGTCGCAAGGAAAGCCTTGACACAAACAAAATTACATGATAAAATATATGAAACCAATTCAATGTTCTATCATGCCACCTACGTTAATCCAGAATGGAAATTAAGGTACGTTGCAAAAATTGGAAATCATCTGTTCTATACGAAAGCTCAAAGTGCCAACAAAAACCGAAATTAATGAATTTAGTGAAATGATTAGTAAAAGCGTCAGTGAATTGGGTGGTACCCATATGGATGCAATCATACATCATTGTGAACAAACAGGTATGGAAGTCGATGTGGCTTCTTCTTTAGTCTCTAGTGCATTGAAAGCAAAGATTAGAGAAGAAGCACAAGACCTAAACCTATTGAAGAAAAGTTCTAAATTGCCCCTATGACCGAAACGACAGGATTTGAAGCGTATGCCCTATATCAAAGCATTAAACTTCATTTTACTTCTGATTCTTACGATTTTTTTCGTTACAACGGAAAGACCAACGTATCAAAGGACAACTTTGCAAACAATAAAGCCAAGTATTCTTTTTACAAGTTATCACGGAAGTACAACATAGATGAATTACGTACTTTTTATATTGCTAATTTCCTAGAAACCAATGTGAATTGGGTAGGAGATATATGTGGTATTGAAGGTGAAGAAAACTACAAGAAATGGCAAAAAAGAAACCAGAGCTTGACATACCGATTCGAACAAGATATAATAGGTCTATTCACAGCAACACAATCACCTAATGAAATGTTGGTAGTTGTAGATGGACAATATCCATTGCTGTTGAGAGAGATGACTTATGGCAACATTAACATTGAGACGGTGTGTATACTTAATGACATTATGAATTTCTTACCAATGTGGAACAAAAAAATAACAGATGATGTTATTTGGCCTACATTAAAAAGAAAAATTGAAAAGTACACACCGTTTCTTGTTTATGATAAAGATAAGTTTAAGACAATTTTAAAAGAAAGTTTGAGAGAACATGCCTAAAATTAATTGCATCTACTTGGATATGGATGGCGTTATTGCCGACTTTGAAAAGAGATACGTTGAGTTATTTAAAGTTCAACCTAGTTCAACCAGAGAATATAAAGAATTCAATAAATTTTTTGATAAGTTTATTGCTGATGGTCACTTTGAAACACTTGAACTAATGCCAGATGCAATGGATTTGGTACGTGCATTACGTAATGCATTACCACCTACTCAAATTCTGTCCTCCACAGCAAGTGAGAAAAGACACAAAGCAATCTCTGAACAAAAGATTAAATGGTTGGAAACGCAGGGTATTGACTTCCAACGTAACTTGGTTCCAGGTAAAGAACTAAAGAAAATATACGCAAGAACAGATACGTTAATCATTGATGATACAGAGAGTGTTATTAATGATTGGCGTGCTGCAGGTGGTGTGGCAATCTTACATAAAAATGTTGCCGATACCTTGGTACAGTTGAAGTTTATACTTGACGATGCCTAAATAATATGATATAATGAACTATGTGGACAATCCGTTTATACTCCGTTAATATTCCGTTTATACTAGAAAGGTAAATCATGGTAGATTTTTCAAATCTTAAAAAAAGTTCAGGCAATCTGGACACATTGAAAGCAAAAGTGGCAGAGCTCAACGCCTCCACTGAAGGTAAATCCGATAAAGAAAACTTTTGGCGACCAGAAGTAGACAAAGCTGGCAACGGCATGGCTACGATTCGTTTTCTACCCGCAGCAGCAGTTGATGGTGAAGATGGTCTTCCTTGGGCTAAGATTTTCGAACATGGATTTCAAGGTCCTGGTGGTTGGTTAATCGACAAGTGTTTAACAACCAAGAACCAACAATGTCCTGTATGTGAACACAACAACAAATTGTGGAACTCAGGCATTGAAGCGAACAAAGACATTGTTCGTAAACAAAAACGCAAACTAAGTTACATTGCTAACGTTTATATCATCTCTGATCCTAAGCATCCAGAGAACGAAGGACAAGTTAAATTGTTCAAGTTCGGTGCCAAGATTTTTGAGAAGGTTACAGGTGCAATGAATCCTGCATTTGAAGATGAAACACCAATCAATCCGTTTGATTTGTGGAAGGGTGCTAACTTTAAGTTACGTATCACTAAAGTTGCGGGTTATCAAAACTATGATAAGTCCGAATTCACATCACCATCTGCATTGTTGGATGACGATGAGAAGTTGGAGAAAATTTGGAAGTCACAATTCTCATTGACTGAGTTGACGGCTGACAAAGAATTCAAGTCTTATGATATGTTGAAAACACGTTTGGATAAAGTACTTGGTTTGAATGATGAAGGTGATGCTCCACGAGCACGTACCACAGTTGAACAAGCTAAGGCTGCACCAAAGAAGCCAGTTGAAGTTGATATCGCAGCTACTGATGATGACGATATGGAATACTTTGCCAAGTTGGCTGAAGATTAAACGATTCTCTGACCGTTTAGACCCCGCTTCGGCGGGGTTTTTTGTTTATACAACCCTTGTGGAAGCAATAATCAATTGCATGAACGTTGGTTCATCATTACGCACAGATATTTGACTAGGTCTTAATCCAGTTCTTTCCTGCTTCTGTGAGAGATTGTTTACTGTCTTGTTAATGATAGGTTTCATATCATTTGATGCGGCAGGTTTAGGTAAATTCAAATCAGAATTGGTATTTGATAGTGGTGAAACAGGTGCAGACTTTGGTATCGCAGGTACAGGTACTGGTTTAGTTTGTACAGGCGAGGGTATTAATCTACCTTCAGCATCAAATTCCATATTTGCTGGTGCTTGTGGTACGACAGCAGGTTTTACTGGCATTGTAACAGGTGAAGATTGATACTTATTTGGTGGCAAAGGTATCAAATTACCTTCAGGATCAAACATCATATCTTCTGGTGCTTCTGGTTCCACTCTTGTTGCAGTTCCTTGTTCTTTCTTTTTTAGATACTCGGTTTCGTTTTTTATTCTCGCAGCTCTCGCTTCAAGTACTGCACTTGGTGAAAGTATATCACCGGCTTGTTCTATAGCTCTTGCAATACTGGATTCAAACTTTTCAGCTGCATCCATTTTATTCCAGTTTTCTTCATCTTGTTTCTCATCAATTACAATATCAGTTCCGTCTGCATTTTTTCCAACACCAAGATACTCACGAGCAAGATAATCAGCGCCAAGAATAGCTGTTCCAACCACGGCGGCCGCCGCAACAATTGGTAACATACGTAAACCAAATTTACCAGCCGACAAAAGGCCTTTAGAAATTGGCATGCCTATTCTTTTTGCCATATCAAACATGAATTTTCGCATTTCACCCATCATCTCAGCCAAACCCTTGATATTATCCCATATGTTGCCAAACATTGAAGTTTTTTCCATTGGTTCAGCAGTCATCTTACCACCAGAATTAATATGTTTCATTAACTTCTGTAGTGTATCAATCAATTCTTTATGGCGTTTACCTTTTTCCAAGGCAATTTCTTCCTCAGAATTTTTTGCTAATTGTTTTAACTTAATATCTTCTTCACGATTATTTTGTAGGAAAGAAAATATTTTTGCTAATTGTTGATTGATGCCTTCTGAATCACCGTCACCACCAACTTTCTTTAATCTATCTGCGGTGTTTCTGGTGCCAACAACACTTTTAGTACGGCCAGTAAAATAGTCAATATCTTTTTGATTACGACCAGTCATTTTACCAAACAAAGCGGGACCAAATCTGGATCCCATAGTCATAAATCTTACGATATTCAAAGGATCAAATTTCTCTTTGATGCCTTTAATTCTAGCCTGAGCTTTCATTGAAATGGTTTTACCAACAGCACCAAGTACACTTCTATCACTTTGTGCTAGTTGGTCAAGCAATATGTCGGAAAATTTTGCTTTTCTGACACTTCTAGCCTGTTGATAATTTAGTTTATTATCTGCCATTTTTTACTTTCTTTGGTGTGCTGGTCTATCATCAACCTTTGGTGTATTTGATGATTCGGTTGTGTTGTTTACGTTAGTTGTATTTTGTTGTATGTTTATCGGTGCAGGAGTATCCTGTTTCTTCATATCTATATTTTGTCTAGAGGACTGATCCACATATGTGCCTGAATTTGCGTTTGAATTAACCTGTTTAGGTTTTTCTTCAGTTTTAGTAACTTCTTGAGTTTTAGAAAGACTTAATGCCAGTTGTTTTCTTTTTTCAATTCTACCAACCAAACCTGGTTTATTTTTAGGATTAGTTTGTAAATAAGTTTTAAAATCTTTTTCTATATTATTCAAATCAATTTCTGTCATCTTATCTATAAATTCTTCGGCTGTTGAAACCGATTTCACTTTTTGAAGAGCAGATTTTAAGCCTTGGCCTCCATATTGATTTCTTCTATCTGTCATATAGAGTATAACTCTAGGATCAGAAACTATTGCTATTGGAAATCCAGATAGGTCTTTCAGAGCAGGTTTAGCAACATGTCGGTCATACCAAGCCAATTGAGCATCCAAGAGTTCTTTAGGTCTTGTGTTGGCAATATTTGTCCATTCATTATCAAATTGTTTAGATGCTATAGTTGATTTAAAACCGAATTGACGATTTTCTTTAACGAAACTACCTATGGAAGATTCGTTAACATTTTTTCCTCCTGAATTTAAACCAAAAACTCCATAAGATTTAATTCCAGCTTTAGGGTCATTATCTACTATTTGACCTACTTTTTTAATAGCTTGTGAAGCATCAGAACCTGTTTCAAGCTTGATAGAAGCCGCTGCGGCCGCAGACATACCAGCAACACTTGCGGTACCAGTAGCAACCTTTACAGCAGTTTCGGTTGCTGAAGGTTTTGCAGCTGCAGGAGGTTTCTGAGTTGCAGTAGAAGGTTTAACCGGTTCTGCATCTTTCTTTAATTTTTCAGATTTAGCTTTCTCCGCAGCCTCACGTTTTAATTTTTCTTGTTCCTCTTTCTTTAATTTTTCTGCTGTTTCTTTCTTAGCCTTTTCTTCAGCAGCTTTCTTAGCCTTTTCTTCAGCAGCTTTCTTAACCTTTTCCTCAGCTTCTTTTTTGGCTTTGGTTTCAGCAGCTTTTTTGGCTGCCTCTTGAGCATCTTTTTTAGCCTTTTCTTCAGCAGCTTTTTTAACTCCGTCATCAACTTCTCTTTTGGCTTTTTCAACTGGTTTTTCAGCTGGTTTAGCTGGCTCTGCTGGTTTCTTTGCAGGTTCAGCTGGTTTAGATGGCTCTGCTGGTTTCTTAGGTGTTTCACCAGTTTTCTTAGGCGGTTCACCAGTTTTCTTAGGCGGTTCTTTGGCCTTTTCTTCTGCCTTCTTCTCACGGCGTATAACTGCTTTAGGTTTCGGTCTTCTACGTATAGTCAAGGCCTTGACTATTTCAGAGTGTCTTTTTTGTTCCTCAGAATCTTCTTCCTCTCTAAAGTTAACCTGTTGTTCACGTTCTAATTTTATATCAACACTGTTTTGCACCATCAATTTATAAATTTCACCGAGATATTCGGCGTTAGACATTGAATCGGTGTCAGTTATCTTTTCTGTTGAACCAAATTTTTTGTGCAGAATATCACCAATTTTATTGACAGACCTTTTTAAAAATCCAGCCGATTGTTTAGTTTTTTCAGACGCAACAGGACTTGACGATTTATCGCCTGTACCTTCTTTTTTATTTCCGAATAACTTCATTTATTTCTTTGTCGTTCTTTTAGTTTTTGGTTTTCTTCTTCCAAATATTGAATCAACATGGCGACATAGATATCTCGTTCCCAAGGTATCATATTTTCAAGTTCGGTAAGACTATACTTATGGTGTTGCATCAAAGAAAAGTTAGTCTTGTAGTAATTTTTTAAATCATCATAACAAAGTATTAGCCGAAAAAACTTTCGAGCCCTTCCACATCCAAGTGGTGTTCGAAACCACATTTGGAACAAGTCATATCAATTTTCTTAGATAGTTTAGGAATACTATTAAAAAACTTTTCCAGTTTTTCAAACTGTTCTTGGTTGAGTTGTTCAATAAAATCAACCAATTCTTCTACCGAAGATTCTTTCGCATAATGAAATTGTTCACCATCATAAACATATTCAATTGACTGTGCCAACATATTGAAGGTAACTTCTGTGATGTTATCCATATCAATAGAATCTTTGACCAGTTTGAATGGTGGATATTTCATCTTGATGGTGATTGTGTCCGTCAATTTAATTTCTGGATCCACATATTCTTCTTGTACTGGTTGTATCTCAGTCAAATCAATCTTGGCTTCCATGATGTTGCCACAGACTTTATCATCGACTTCATTGTTACAACGGTATTTTGATTCGGAGATTTCACTGACTGATTTTGCTCTCAACTGTAGAAAATAATATTCAATATCTACAATCGGCAATTCATCAATGTCCACATCTTTAGACAAAGTACATACAGTCAAAATTTCTCTGACATTATGTTGAATTGTTTTTGCATCAGAAGATTCCAGGGCCATCATCAAGGCCTTTTGTTCTTTGACTAGATACGGTCTATATTTAATTTTCTTTTTAGAAAGTGGTAATTCCAGTTCATATGTTGGCACTTCAAGTTTTGGTAAAGCCATAATAACTCCTTAGTTCATTCATTAAAATTTATTGGTGATGATATTGAATCTGCTATGCCACTAAATCCACTTGAAACAGCATTTCCAATAGAACCACCTAATCCACCCATTCCACTTGCAATAGAATCCAAACCTGCATCCAAAAGGTCCATACCCAAAGCTTGTAGAGACAAATTTTTCCAGTATGTGTATGCAAATGTTACTGTCAGTTTATGATACCCATCTCCGTTCCAATCTAAATCCAATTGATTCATAGAAATTGGATATGCATCCATCAAACTGACGGCATATGTTTTTTCATTTGAAACGTTGTATTGATTGATTGTCAAAGTTGTTGCATAATTTTCTTTGTAACGCATATTGTAATTGTATGTTGGATTGATGTAATTCAACCAACCATCAAAAAGCAATCTCTGTTGCATATCATCATCAACAATGAATGTCAAATCAATATCATTGTATGTTGTGAGATATGGATGTTTTTCTATTGGACCATAAGTCTTTTGATCCGTTGTTGCAAATGTTCTTCCTGGCAATGTGGCCACTTCACATCTGTAATTTAGTCTACGTGCAGACTTTATATATGGTACCAAAGTTAATGGTAGAGGTATTTCAACATCGAACCTACTGGTTCTAGCCAAATCACCAGAAAAACTTGATTTAAAATCGTTGAGTGTGCGTGCCATTTAAGAATTCCTTATTTCTTGGACCGAATCTTTCCAGACTTCTTGTGGTTTTGCCTTTTTGAACTGTTGAATTGGTAAATATGTTGCAATATCCCATTCATTAGGTTCTACAGCCAGAATTCTGGATTTTATATGACTGTATAGGTAGTGTTTGATGCAAGGCCTGAATTCTTTTAACCTAGAAGAAGCTTCCAGGATTTGATAGGTGATACGGATTCGCTTTATTTCATCATTCTCATCATAGATTGCGAAATTCAATAACTTACGCAGGAAAAGAACCCTATACTTTAACGGCAAATAATGTAGATTTAACCCAATAAACCCATCTGATTGTCTTTTAAGTGGTAATACCAGTGGAAATCTGTCATAATATGGTAAATTTGCCTTACCTTTTGGATCATACACAAAGTAATACATGCCACCCATTAAAAATTTCTGTCTGTCTCCTGGTCTTGTCCATCTACTTTGTTCTTTTGTAATTGGAACAGATAAACGTGTTGGATTTCTAAGCGCTGCAACTTTTTGCAACAACCAACGCAAAGATTCACGGCTCATTGTTGGATATTGAGCCGCTGCCTTTTCTTCGGATAATGTGGTGAGTATGGATTTTGTCGTCATTGGATATTTAGTTACAGTCCAAGATGGTCTTCCGTTATTAACTTGAACTCCCAACCTCTATCCAAACAATATTCTGTTGCAGCCTTCCATTTGGCTTGATTGACACCCCATGTGACAACCTCTTGTATGTATTGTTTCGTAACACGTTTCTTCTTTTCAGGTTCCATTGTTTGATATTTTGGTTTTACTTCAAGCATCATCGTTCTTGTTTGCCCATTTTTGTCCTTAACTTTAACAACAAAGTCTGGAAAGTATCGGTGCATACGATTATCAACTGGTGATTTGTATGGAATTATCAATTCTTCTGAGGCCCAAGACACAATACTTGGATTTTTGTCGAGCCAATTCATCACTCGACATTCCCATGATGAGCGATATATAATGTTTTTGTGGTCTCCCATGTATTTTTGGGGATTTGAGGGTCGAAACGTTCCTGAATATGCCATAAATACTATATATCACTCTTTCAGAAAACAAAACGATGGCACTTATTTCAATACCAACATCAATTGGCGGCATTAATATACCAGGTGGATTACTAGGCGGTCCACTTGGATCATTGTATGATAGTGGCGGACTGGACTTTGTACAATATCCAAGAGACTTAGGTAGTTCCACCAAATCACATTCAGTATTCTTTACAATCGAAGAAGTGAAAGAAATTGGTTTGGACGGCATTAAGAAAGCAAATAGAGAGTTGGTTGATAAATCTATTGATGCTGTTGGTGATGCGGCAAGTGCATTTTCTGAAACTTCTGGAGAATCCGTTACGACAGGCGGAGTTGCTTTTGTAAAAGAAACATCAGATACTATAAAAAAAGTTGCTGATGACCCTAGATCCGGTTTCACTTCAGGCCTCAATGCTGGAGTGGATCTTCTTGATAGTGGAGCGAAAGGTATTGCTGCATTTGCAAATTACTTTAGTGAGAGAAAAGGAACACCAGTAGGTTACATATCTCTATACATGCCAGAAAACTTTTCTTTAAGTTCTACTGCATCTTATGATGATACCACAACATTAGCATCAGCTGCTGGTGCAGTAAAGCTTTTAGGTAGTGTTGTTAGTAAAGTTACAGATGTGTTAAATAATGAAGCTACAAGAGTTATATTGAACAAAGCTGGTTATGTTTTCAATCCACAGAAACAAATGTTGTTTCAAGGTATTGACTTCAGAACATTCGATATGTCATTCACATTTACACCATACTCAGCAAAAGAAGCTGAAGACGTTAAAAAAATCATCAAAATGTTTAGAAAGTGGGCTGCGCCAGCTGCATCAACCGCTTTTGCAGGTATGTTTTGGGTGCCACCCGCTTATTTTAACATTGATTTCCGTTTCCAAGGCAAAACAAATCCAAATCTACCAAGATTACAAAGATGTGTGGTCGAATCAATTGATGTAAACTATGCACCAAATGGATGGACAACACACACAGATGGTGCACCGGTACAAAGTATTGTGAACATCACATTTAAAGAAATTATCTTGGTTGACAGAGCATCAATTGAGGCAGGATACTAATGCAATACTTTAATTCTTTACCAAAAATAAGATATGTGGACCAAAATAACGTTACCACAGTCTATACAAATTTGATGGCAAGAGCAAGTGTAATACCAAGTATATTAAATAATACTCTGGTTTATTATAGTTATGACGTACAAGACGGTGATACTCCTGAAATTATTGCTTACAAATATTATGGAGATGTTAATCGTTTCTGGATTGTTTTATATTGTAACCAATTAAATGATCCACAATGGGACTGGCCATTAAGTTCAAATAAATTTGAAAAATATATTCTAAACAAATATAATACTGGTAATTTAAATTCTATTCACCATTATGAAAAAATTACCACACAAACAAATATAAACACAAACACAACAACTGTTGATACTGAAACAATTTCACAAGAAGTTTATAACAGTTTGCAATCTAATACAACAACAACATATACATTGGGTTCAGAAACAATTCAGGTAAATGTTACGAGAAGAACAGTTACAAATTATGAATATGAAATTTCTTTAAACGAGTCAAAAAGAAATATAAAAATATTAAATAAAGCATATGCGGATAAACTAGAGTCGCAATTTTTGGAATTGATGAAGTAATATGGCTGAAGATAATAGCGCACCAGCTGGCGGACCAAGATATGCACAAGACTTCAACTTGGAAGCAGTGGATATTATTACCGATTATGGCGACACCTTTAAATTAAAACATTTGGTTATTGAGTTGTCCTTTTTTGAAGACATATATTCATTTGCATGTTCTGGTAATGTTGTTTTACGTGATGCTGTTGGTATTATTGAAAAACTCAAATTAGATGGTTCAGAATTTATTGAGATTATCTACGGAAAATCAAAAAATCAACCATTAGAATATAAAAATTCAAGAAAATATAGATTATATAAGGTCGGTAACAGAAAACCAGCTGGCAATAAAAACTCTGAATTTTTTACAATGTATTTTTCATCGGAAGAATTGTTTTTGTCCGAACAACTGAAGGTTTCAAAATCCTTCAAAGGAACAGTAATATCCGACATTGTAAGTAGTTTACTTTTGGATGAATTCAATGGATTAAAAGTTAATCCTAAAAAAGTTAAATACATACAACAAACGTATGGTGTCTATGATTTTGTTATACCTAGATTAAAACCATTTGAAGCAATAAGTTGGTTATCAACATACGCAAGGCCAGATATTAATGGCGGCGCAGATATGTTATTCTATGAAACAAACGATGGATTTTATTTTCAATCAATACAATCAATGTTTGCGGATACTCCTTATGCAACATACAAATATCAACCATCAGATTTGAATTTTAAAAACAAAGCTGAGAATATGTTTAATATTTTGGATTATGAATTCATAAAAACATATGACACCTTAGAAGCAACAAATTCTGGTATGTATGCCAACAGATTGATTTCAATTGATCCAATTAAAAGAACAAAGACCGTTACAAATTTTAGTAAAGATGAATTGGGATATACATCATCCGGTTCAGCAATCAATAGATTCGGTAAACATCAAACACAGATGTATGAAAGTTCTTTGAAACTGGCATTCAGCAACTCTAATCAAATTGACCAAGAATACATAAGTCAAAAACCAGACGGTGTGGCCAAAGATATATACATAGAAACTTATGTGCCTAATAGGACTGCACAAATTGCTTTGTCAAACTACACTTTAATGAAAGCAATTATACCTGGAGACAGCGGCATAACAGCAGGAAGAACAGTTAATATTTTGTTATATTCTTTAGGTATGGAAGGCACACCAACTGCGGCCACAAGAGAAAAAGATGAATATTTTTCTGGCATATACTTAGTCACCGCTGTTAGACACATCATACAAACACAAGGTGTATATCAAACTATTTTGGAATTAGCAAAAGAAAATACTAAATTGAAATATCCAGACCAATCATATTTGAGAGCAGTAAATGAATAATAATTTTATAGGTAAAGATGGATTCATATGGTGGGTCGGTATCAATGAATTCAGAGGTGATCCATTGGGTCTAGGCCGATGCAAAGTTAGAATTTTTGGTTGGCACACAGATAACAAAATAGATTTACCAACGGAAGATTTACCTTGGGCTCTACCCATGTATCCTATTAATCATTCAAAATCATTTTCAGCACCTATGTTGGGTGAATGGATTGTAGGGTTTTTTATGGATGGTGAATCGGGTCAGGCACCGGTGATGATGGGTGTTTTACCTGGACTAGAAAAAGAACCAGACCAAACAACACAAGAGTATATTTAAAATGGCAGATACAGTAGAACCAACAGGACCAGAAGCAAAAGATTTACCAATAGTTGGTAATGAAAATCTGAAACCACCTCCTGGTGCAGAGAATGATGGCCGTGTTCCAGGAACACCAACAATACCGATGTGTGCAAGAAGTGTTGTTACTGGAACAAGTAGAGGTAACAACAATAAAAAATTGGCTCACGTTTGTAGTTTTATTGATGAAATGAGAAAAAACATATATCTGAAAAAATTCATCAAATCTACAGCACAAGCAATTAGAGAACAAATCCGTAATATTTTGAAGATACTTGGTTTGAGTGATAAGTCAGGTGCATTTGCAGCAATTTCAGCTAAACTCAAAGAAGCGGCTCGTTGGTTAAAAACGGTTCAGAAATTTTTAAAAGACGTTATTGATTTTGAAAGATATGTACTAGCATACGTTACAAAAATCAGAGCCATTATTGCTTGGATACGTTCTTTGCCCGCTAGATTCTTAGCATTATTAGCACAATGTTTGGCCAAATTCTTAAAACTGGTTGGTAGTGTTTTGACGGATTTCTGGCAAGAATTGACAGCCGGATCAGACAGTGGTTTGGGAGAATTAGTTAGTTCAGCAAAAACACTCGCAAACGAAACAATTAAAACTGTTCAATTAGCAGGCACAGCAGCTGCGGGAGTAATTGTTATTGCTGGAGCAGCGACAACAGGATTATTGGTGCCAACTTCTGCAGCAGAAGTTTCGGCAGCAAATAGAACGATTGCAAATTACAATGCAACTTTACCAACAGCAGAAAATGTATCCGCTCAGGCAGTTGTACCGAACCAAAACAAATCTACACCTTAAATTATGTCTGAAATTAATTCACCTCCAATAGAAAATACGTGGACAGAACCAGAGTCTGCTGCAAACACATATTACCAACCAATATATCCATATAATAATGTGCAGCAAACTGAAGCTGGACATAAATTTGAAATGGATGACACACCAACCAGAGAACGTGTGTGCTTATCGCATAGGTCAGGAACATTTATTGAAATGCATCCGAATGGTGATGAAGTACACAAAGTTTATGGCAATGGATTCACAATCATCGTTTCAAATAAAAACATATTAATTGGTGGTGATTGTAATATTGAGATTCAAGGTAACTGCAACCTGAACGTTCTAAAAGACATGAATGTACAGGTAGGTGGAAATTATAACTTACAAGTCAGAGGTGAGACAAACATTAGGTCTGTTGGTGATGTAGATATTTTAGGTGATGCTGATGTAAGAATTACGGCTGATGAAAATTTTGGTGGCACAATGTATCTTGGTGCTGCTGACCATATATCCATAGCATCCGATTTGAACGTTGGTGGTTCGATACATGCAGACATGATTAATGCTGAATCTAGGGTTACCGCAGGCACAGGTGTTTTTGCAGGATTTGATGGATTCACAACATCTGGTGGTGTATCTGCTGGATTTCCAACACCAGCGACACCTATTGCAGTTCCTGGCCAAATTAACGCACTAGGTAGTGTGTATGCGGCAGTTTCAGTAAATGCACCTTTGGCCAATTTCTCGTTAGCTAGAATTGGTGTTATGGATGCAGTATTAATGTCAGATAAAATCAATACAGCTATATTTGATACACATATTCATGGAAATGGTAATAACGGATTTCCAACAACAAACCCATTCACGCCCTTTGTAGGAGTATAATTATGACAGCAGTGGCAAATGCAGCGGGAGTTTTTCACTCTTTTGGATATAGTTTTGATGATCCAAATGGACACATACAAGAACTATCACAAGACACAATAGAACATTTGGATGCTATGCCTCCTTTTATTACAGATTGGCAAGCACAAGATATTGCAAATAAAGATTTCGATGGTTATTATCAAAATCCTATGCAAAGCATCATTATGTTAATATATCAAAATGCCAATGCAATTAGTGAACTTGCAAATACCGGAAACGGAGTATTAAACTCAGTAACTGTTCGCAATTCAGCAACACAATTAAGAAGTAATGCACAAGAGTTTTTATCACACACAAGTAGACTGTCTGGTTTAACTCCATATGTTGGAACAGATAATATTAATCCCTACCTTGATATGGCCATGAGTTTTGGTAGAACAGCGATGTATATTACTCAACAAACCGATGGTATTACAAATAATGCACCTATTATGGGTAGTTTTACTAGTTTGATGATTGAACCACAATTAATTGCAAATAACGATATTCTGTTAACATATAAACAACAATTTGCAAATAGTATTGTTACCACAACGACATTTGACATAGTTTTGCAAGAAAATGTGACAACAGTATCATCAAATTTGACAAGTCAACAAATTACAAATATAAACACACATATTACTAATTTGAATAACTACATGCAAACCAGAAGAATAGCTGATATTGATTTTTACAATAATGTAAAATATTTCATTGAAGGATACAATAAAACCAAAAAACTCAATAATATGGGCGAAACCGAGAAATACTTGATTATGAATTTAATTGGTACAGAGAAGGCCAAGACCAGAATTTCATAATTGCCAAAATTTCGAATTTTTGCGTTCCGGCTCAAGAATTTTTTCCCACAGCTTCAAAAGTCCAAAAAATCGTTTTACTCCTAGACATAAATAAAAGATGGCAACCTCACAAACTATACAAAAACTCTACTCCGATATAGACTTCACACTCTCCAAGAGACCTGTGTTGAATGATATTGCTTTAAGTTATGACAATCAGGCCATTATCCGTTCTTTGAGAAACATATTATTAACAAAAAAGTTTGAAAAACTATGGAATCCAGAGTTTGGATCCAATATAGACACCCTTTTATTTGAAAATATCTCCAGTGTTACAGCTGCGGCTTTAGAAAAAGAGATTTCAGTTGCAATAGAAAATTATGAACCTAGGGTAAATATGAAAAATGTAGTAGTGACACCATACATTGACAGAAATGCTTATGATGTTACACTAACTTTTTATATATCAAATGCAACACAACCAACTACTGTAACAGTTTTTTTAGAGAGAAACAGATAAAATGGCAGGTGCTAATTCAAATTTCAACATAACCGAACTAGATTTCGGTTCAATCAAAGACAGTTTAAAGAACTATATGAAGGACAATGGTGTCCTTAATGATTATAATTACGAAGGTTCTGCAATTTCCACACTGTTGGATGTATTAGCATACAACACGCAATATAATGCATATTACTTGAACATGGTTGCAAATGAAATGTTTTTAGATACTGCTTTACAAAGAAATTCAGTGGTTTCTCAAGCAAAACTTTTAAACTACACACCAAAATCTGCGATTGCACCTTCAGCCACAATCAATTTGAGAATAAATGGTGTAACAGATTCGACTATAACTTTACCAAAATATACAAACTTTCTTTCAGAAGCAATTGATGGCATCAATTATAATTTTGTGAATACGGATGCACATACTGTGGATGTTGTTAATGGTGTCGCACAATTTAATAATCTAACACTGAAACAAGGTAGACCGCAAATAAATTCATTTCTGGTAGACACTGGAACAAATCCAAAAAGTCTATTCAAGTTACCAGATACAGACATAGACACAACAACACTTTTGGTGGCAGTACAACAATCCACATCAAACAATTCGTTAACAACATATAGTCCATCAACAGACTATCTATCTTTAGGCAACGATTCTAAGGTATATTTCCTACAAGAAGGCCTAAATGGTTACTACGAAATTTATTTTGGCAATAATATTTTAGGTAAAAGTTTAAATAACGGTAATATTGTTCGTGTTTCATATGTTACAACTCAAGGATTAAACTCCGCTGGCGCAAATAATTTTGTCATAATGAATACTGTTGCGGGTTACAGTAACACGGTTATTACACCGATAACTTCTGCAACACAAGGTTCTTCAAAAGAAACCATTGACTCTATTCGTTTTCAAGCACCAAAATCTTATGCTGCACAAGGTCGTGCAGTAACCAAAGATGATTACATAACAGCGATTCAACAAAATAAATTGGGTTATTCTTTTGATGCAGTGAATGTTTGGGGTGGCCAACAAAATGATCCTCCTGTTTATGGTCGTGTATTTGTTTGTATGAAACCGACTGGTGCATATACGATTACAGAAAATCAAAAATCAAAACTGATTAAAGATGTTTTAAAACCAATTTCTTTAATGACAATTGAACCAACGATTGTTGATCCAGATTATACTTACGTACAAATTACAGCAAATGTGTTGTATGATCCAAAGAAAACAACTGCTACATCGGCACAAATTAAGGCTGCCGTTAGAAATGTTATCAATCAATACGCTAGGTCAACTTTAAATACTTTTAATTCAACATTCAAAGCGTCCGATTTCAATAATAGAATCAACGCAACCGATTCTTCTATCATTACAAATGAAATTTCTATCAAGTTACAAAAGAAATTCTTTCCAAATTTAAGTACACCAACAACATACAAACTATATTACGGAACAGAACTGAAAAAAGGTATGTTCTTGACTGGTATATTGAGTTCACCGACAGTGGTCTATAGAAATCCATTAAACTTGGCGCAAACTATTCAAGGCCTTTATATCGAGGAGGTACCTTCATCCTCAGGTGGTGTAGAATCTATTACAGTTACGAATCCTGGTTATGGTTATGAATATCCACCAAAGATTACTATATTAGGTGATGGTTCCGGTGCAACAGCAGAAGCAGTAGTGGTGAATGGTGTTATTAAAAGAATTAATGTCTTAACAAAAGGCACAGGATATACATCAGCAATATTGACAATAACAAATGCAGCCAATGATACAACAGGTACACTTGGTGCAGCAACAGTTATGCTTGAAGGTAAATATGGCACATTAAGAACTTATTTTAATGATACATTTAATGTGAAAACAGTCTTCAATGGTAATATTGGTACAGTAGATTACAATAATGGTATCGTTACATTAAATGCGTTTTCGCCTATTACAGTTGACAATGAATTAGGTCAACTAACATTGACTACAACACCTACATCAACTATTATATCATCTTCTTACAACAGAATCATTACAGTGGATGAATTTGATCCACAATCAATCATTGTCAATGTAACAGCTAAAACAACATGATAGAAAACGGCCAACTAACCTCTTTATTGGTCAAGGACCAATTACCTGAGCACATTCGTGACAATGACCAGTATATAAACTTTCACACGTTTATTAAGGCATACTATGAATGGATGGAAGAAACGGGTAAAGTTACCGAACGTACCAAGAATCTGTTATCATACAAAGATATTGATACCACAACAGAAGAATTTTTAGATTACTTTACTAATGATTTTTTACCATTCTTTCCAAAAGATACTCTGTTAAGTAAAGAAGAAGCAGTTAAAGTTGCAAGACAATTATACCAAACAAAAGGTACACCAGCATCATACGAATTCCTTTTTCGTATACTTTTCAACTCAGACTTTGAAGTTTTTAATACAAAAGAAGCGGTGTTTAAGGCCTCTGCTGGTACATGGTATGTTTCAAAGAGTTTAAAACTTGCATCAAGTAATCGTAATTTTCTAAACACCAAAAATCTGAGAGTGTTTGGTTTAGAATCAAAGTCTATTGCCACGATTGAAGCAGCGGTATTAGTTGGAGAAAAAACAGAAATCTTTATTTCAGATATTCAAAGACTGTTTGAATCTGGAGAATTTGTTAAGATAGTTGACTCAAATAACCAAGATGTGTTATTTAATGGTGAAATACTTACAGCAAAAATTGTAGGTCAAATCAGTCAAATTAAAATAAACTCCGTTAAACGTGGTTCTTTATACCAACCAGGTGATCCTGTTGTTGTCTATGATGGTATGGATGATGACACTACTGGTGTTGGTGCATCGGCTATTGTTTCAGAAACAACAAGAGGTTCTCTACAACGTATCAATGTTGTGAATGGTGGTTTCGGTTATACTTTAAAACCAAACACAGTTGTTACAGTGGTTGGTGGCGGAGGTGCCAAAGCAAACGTATATGCTTTGTCTAATTTCTTACCACCATCTTACACGATTGTTAATGGCGGTTCAGGTTATAGAATAAATGATAGAGTGAATTATGCTAATGCGGCCTTTGCTTACGTTACTAGTGTTAGTGGAACAGGTTCGATTACAGGCATTAGATATGTACCTTCTGTAAATGCACAGGCTGTTGTTAGTCTTACCGCAACAGTTCAATCATCTAATGTTTTGGCCAGTGGTGCAGTTATAACAACCGCATCAGCACCTGGTAATGCAAGAGCAAATGTTGGTTACATTACAACTGATGTTATTGGTTACAAAGATGATGTTGTAATAGGTAACAGTAATTTCTTTTTTGCAAATATGGCCAGTGCAAATGCAAATACCAAATTAATTAATGCATTATCTTTCAGTACACTAGAAACAAGTTCAATTTTTAGTATGATTGTTGACAATGGTGGTGGTGGTATTGCATCTATACCAACCATCGAGGTCACTTCTACAGTACCCACAGAAGATGAGTTTGATGTTTACTCAGCCAAACGTTCTGATATTGCACCACTTGGTATACTTGCACCAATTCAAATCATTAGTGGTGGAGGTTGGTATCAAGCAAACGACAGAATAGTTTTCACCGGAGGTTCTGGCCAAGGTGCATATGCAAATGTCACCAGCGTTGGTGCAAACGGTACCATAACAGGAATATCCTATTTTTATAATCCAGCCGATCCATTTCCACTTTATCCATTAGGTGGAAATGGTTATAAAAATGAATTTTTACCTTCAGTCAGTGTTCAATCAGCAAACGCAAAAGCATCTGGTGCAATCATAACAGTACCTGGAATACTAGGTACTGGTGCTGACTTCTCATTAGTTGTTGACCGTGTTGGTTCAATTACTACAATTGGCCTACAAAATTATGGTGAAGATTACTCATCACAACCAGGTGTATCATTAAAGATACAAGATATTGTTGTGTCAAATGTTGCGATTGAAAATTTACCACGTAAAGGTGAGGTCATCTATCAAGGTCCGACAATCAACCTATCAACATATACCGCCAGAGTTAATTCAGTATCGTTATTGGCTCCAGATGCAAACACACAATTGTCACTGTACAATCTACAGGTGTTTAACTACAATGCAAATCCAAATCCAAATTTAACATTAAAGATATTAGGTGAAGATAGAAACATCAACTTGAGAATGGCCAACTCGGCATTTCCACAATTTGAAAAGTCATATAGTTACTTTGATGCATCAGGTAATAGAACAGTATACACCAGAAACTATAACAAACAAGGTTACATTTCATATGGTGACGGTTCAGCAAAAGCAAACGCAACATTCTTAAATGGATTGGTCATTGGTGATGGTCAGTATTTGACCTCACAAGGACAACCAAGTTCATTCGACATTATGCAAGATGATAGGTACAATAACTTTACCTATTTGATTACAGTTGACAAAGAGATTTCAAAATACAGAGAAGTTCTTTTAGGTTTATTGCATCCAGTTGGAACAAATGTATTAGGTCGATATGGTTTAAAATCAAATAACAATATAAATTCACATGTTTTTGAAGCAATGTATTTGGGTAAACCATGGTCTTATTATATTGATATGAATGTGGAAAATGTGGTAACAATTGTAACAGATTTTACCAATAAAAGTAACAACATAATTAAAATCAATCAAACAAATGGTGCAAACTTAGAACAAATATTTACTCCAAATACACACATTCTTATTGAGACCAAAAATGGACCAAATGTATATTCAGAAATTGTTTCGGTTAACAATGCAACAAGCACAGTTACACTTGCAAGTAATGTTTGGTTGACCTATGCAAACGTTGCCTTGGTAACAGGTAACTCTGGTTCAAACGTACTAAATATTACATCTCTAACAGGTCTATATGATTTGATGAACAATGGAAACTATAGTGATCCAGTGTATCCAATAAGAGATATTGTTTATCGTGGTGACGTTGTTCTTGTTGATAACAATTCAAGCAAAGTGGTTAACACAGTTGATTATGTAAACAAAAAAATATATTTGACAAGTAATTTGAGTTCGACAACAAATTCTCATATGGCTGTGAAAAGAACCTTCATTGCAAACAGTACTATATCATCAAGTCAAATTGAACTATACGGTTCAGCTGGAGTACCATATATGCCAGAACTCGCCACAGAAGATGGTGATACATTAATAACAGAAGATGGAAAAACAATCCTATTGGGGTAAACAATGTCAACAGTAAAAATTTCGCAATTAACACAGGGTAGTATAACAACCAACAAAGCCAATACAATTTTTGTTGGTGTGAACTTGGAAGCAGACAGCACCAATTCATATACATTAGAACAAATTTCTCAATTGTCTGATGCATCAACACAGGCGGCTTTCTTACAGGCAAATACACCATCAAGCGTTGCAAATTCTGCTGGCAATTTTGCCAACGGTGCATTTCTTGCAGCCAATTCTGGTGCATTATTTGCCAATGCATCATTCATTACAGCCAATGCTTCTTATGTTGCACAGAATACTACCGCATCGTTCGCTAACGGTGCCTTTGAAACTGCTAATGCCTCTTATACATCTCAAAATACTACTGCAACATTTGCCAATGCGGCCTTCACAAGAGCCAACTCTGGTTATGCACAGGCTAATAGTGCTGCATCGTTTGCAAACGGGGCTTTTGTTTCATCAAATGCTTCTTATGATAAGGCAAACTCAAATTCATTATTTGCTAATGCGGCTTTTATAACAGCCAATTCGGCAGCATCATTCGCTAATGGTGCATTTGTATCGGCTAATTCTGGTGCAACATTCGCAAATGCGGCTTTTGTAACTGCTAATGCATCGTATGATTCACAAAATACTACAGCATCATTTGCTAACGGTGCCTTTGTAACAGCCAATTCAGCCGCAAGTTTTGCTAATGCATCTTTTGTAACTGCTAACTCATCGGCATCGTTTGCTAACAGTGCCTTCATAACAGCCAACTCAGCTGCAAGTTTTGCTAATGCATCTTTTGTAACAGCCAATGCATCTTACGAATCACAGAATACAACTGCATCATTTGCTAATGGTTCTTTTGTTAGAGCTAACTCATCTTATACAGCACAAAATACTACAGCATCATTTGCTAATGGTGCTTTTGTAACTGCTAATAGTGGTGCATCATTCGCAAATGCAGCATTTGTTACAGCCAACTCATCCTATACTGCACAAAATACAACTGCATCATTTGCCAATGCAGCATTTGTAACAGCCAATGCATCTTACGAATCACAAAATACAACTGCATCATTCGCTAACGGTGCATTTGTAACAGCCAATGCAGCTGCTAGTTTTGCTAATGGTTCTTTTGTAACAGCCAATGCAGCTGCTAGTTTTGCTAATGGTTCTTTTGTAACAGCCAATGCAGCTGCTAGTTTTGCTAATGCATCTTTTGTAACAGCCAATGCATCTTACGAATCACAGAATACAACTGCATCATTTGCTAATGGTGCTTTCACTCAGGCCAATACGGCGGCAAATACAATACCACAAAATAGACAAACAACCAATTATGTGTTACAAACAACTGATGCAGGTAAACACATTTACTATACACAGTCAGTTGACGTAAACTTGTTTATACCAAATTCAGGTCAAACAGTATTCGCTAATGGTCATACTATAACAATTATATCCAAAACATCCTCAAGTGCGAATGTGACTATCACGCCAAATACTGGAGTATCATTATTCTTAGCAGGCAATACAACATCTGCTGGTCGTAATGTAACAACATATGGTATGGCAACTCTTATGTGTGTAGACGCAAATACTTGGTTTATTAACGGCACTGGAGTTTCTCCGTTATGAGTGGTATGATGGCCATGGTGGTCGGTAATGCCAGACCCCGTAATACTAGTCTGCCCACAGGTTTAGTTACGGGTGGTTTATCACTATATTTGGACGCAGCAGACACTACCAGTTATATTGGTAGTGGAACAACTTGGACAGATTTGAGTGGTAATGGAAACACAGGAACAATAGTTAATTCACCAGCATATACTTCTGGAATTGGTGCATATTTTAGTTTTGGTAGTGGTGCAACTCAGAGAACAAGTTTTACTTATCAAACACCACAACAAACAGCTTCTACCGCATTTACATGGAATGTATGGGCGTATCCTACAATAAACGGTGATGGTCAAATACTTATGGGGTATAGGGGAAATGCCAATCCGATAACATTCTACAAATTAACCACTCAAAAATTTGAAATGTATCCTGCTGAAGTATTCTATGCGTTTGCTCTTAATACTTGGCAATATATAAGTGCTGTGTATGATGGAACACAAAGCGGAACAAATAACCTAAAATTATATGTTAATGGAACACAAGTGGGTTTGCGAGATGCAGACAGTCCAAGTCTTTTAGCATCCGCTATGCCATTTTATGTTGGTGGTGATCCTATTGGTGCTGAATATGCCACTGCAAGAATTAGTAAAGTATCAATATATAATAGAGCATTGTCTTCTGATGAAATTATTCAAAATTATCATGTTCACAGAAGAAATTTTGGATTATAAAATATAACTAAGCCATTTTAAAATGACAGACAAATAAAGGCATAATAAATAAATCATGGCAAATAAAAACATACTCACAAGCGCATCAAAAGTTTCTCAAATAGACCTTTTGTATTATGCACCAGTTGCAGTAGTACCACCTGCAATTACAATACCAATACA